GTCGGCGTAGCAGTCGGCGTAGCAGTCGGCGTAGCAGTCGGCGTAGCAGTCGGCGTAGCAGTCGGCGTAGCAGTCGGCGTAGCAGTCGGTGTAGCAGTCGGTGTAGCAGTCGGTGTAGCAGTCGGTGTAGCAGTCGGCGTAGCAGTCGGCGTGGGCGTTGACGTTACTATTTGCATAGGTATGAAGATAACTTTTTCACACGCAGTAAAGCCGTCCGCCCCATGCGCCTGACCGTCCCTGTTATCGCCCCATCCGGTTATCTGCCCATTATTTAATGTGGCTAAAGAATATGCCTCTCCAGCATATACGCTCTTCACGTTAGTTAAACCTAATCCGTCAGTTATTGCATTATAGGAGTTATTACCCCATCCGGTTATAGTGCCATTTTTAAAAACGGCTAAAGAATGAAAAGTTCCAGCAGCTACGCATATAACCCCAGTAATATAAAGTCCGTTAGATACTTGCCCGTAATCATCCCTACCCCAACCGGTTATTGCGCCATTTGAAAATAGAGCTAAAGAGTGAAAGTCACCTATGCTTATATCGTAAACGTGACATGAGCGATTAATAGTCGGCGTGGGCGTTGGCGTCGGAGGCATAATCCTTTTCTTTGTTATTTATTTATTACACTGAAACAAATATTTATACTTATAGTATGATCCATCATATTAAAATGCCGCATATACACTTAAGGCTGATGGAAGAATACTTTCTAGACCAGTAGACGATGGACAATACTGTTGATTGCCAGTTAATAAGAACGGAACACTAAGAGGACATACATTATAGTTTGTTGCTGCCCTTATAACTCCACTGCTGTCATACATTACATATATTCCATCTCCATAACTTGGAGATAGACCGCCAGCTACTGGAGGATATCCATGAACAAGTATCTGATATGGTCCATAATTATTAAACCCTAATGTAAAAACCCTTCCTGTAATATTAACGTCTAATGCCTTATCTCCATATATAAACCCAGCTTGGCCACCCATAGGCTGAGTATACACCGTAGTAGTTTCTATATATCCAGTAATTATTTTTACTATCTCTCCGGTCCACAATAACGGCGCAGAAGTCTCGCTCGCGACTACTGCATATAAATCATAAGCCCTAGGTATATAATCTCCTTCATGTACCTGTTGACAGCTAAGAACTGGTGTTGCAGTAGGCGTAGCTGTCGGCGTTGGCGTAGCTGTCGGCGTTGGCGTAGCTGTCGGCGTTGGCGTAGCTGTCGGCGTTGGCGTAGCTGTCGGCGTTGGTGTTAATGTTACTATTGGTGGTATATTTATAGCGCATTTTCCAGATAAGTTATTACCTCCGTTAGCTTGGTTATATATATTATTTCCCCATCCACTCACGGTACCATTAGACATCAAAGCTAATCCAAATGATCTTCCAGCATCAATCTGTCTTATACAGCTAATATTTTTTGGACATTGTCCGAAAATATCTATGCCGCCAAGAGCTTGCCCCAGAGAGTTATCTCCCCATCCAGCAATCATTCCATTTGCTAACAGAGCAATTCCAAAATTACTTCCAGCACTTAACTGTACAACACAATGATCATTTGGTGGGTATAGGTAACCAGAGAAGCTTAAATCCTCTCCAGAGCAAATTATTGACATTACAGAGGTAGCTCCCAATGTTCCACCTTTTAGTGAAAACATGAATTGATTTTCTAGATCGCCACTAAAATTACCCGTAATAGTAGACAATAAAATAAAATCATCTATACAATCAGTTGTGGTCAAATTAGTTAATACAAAAGAAAACGGAGAATTATTTTTATAATAAGGCCTATTAGGCAATACGATTACATCGGTATTGCCAGATGGCGGCGGCTCAAAATAAACAGTATTATATATTCCTAGATTATATTCATTTGCTGCATATATTTGACTTACTTTATTAAACTGCCAAAAACTAACTGGAACATTATTTTCATAATATAAGTCCGTATCTGGCCCAAAAGAATAAATATATCCAGTATTTTGAGGCGGGTATATATTAAAATTAATAAAGACAATTGGATTATCGCTTCCGCTATAAGCAATTGTAGAATTAAAATTTCCTGTATAAACCGGCGCGCCAATAATAGAGGTTCCACTATAAGATATACCACTAGGCAGACCCCTGACTATCAATTGCCCAGTAGTATTTAAATTTAAGTTTTTATAAAAAAACTGATTAGCAACAAGATCAATATTAAAACCAGATTTAACTATATAAAACGTTGAAGTTATTTCCTGCGCCGGATAATAGTCTATATTACCACTCTGATTTGCAGCTACGATAACACCTCCTTCGTAACCACTGCCATAAGTCACTAGTCCGTTATTATCTATTATAGCATTACCACTTTTTATGCTTAAAGATACCGGTAGATTACTAGAGGATGTCGGCGGTAGTATAGAAAAACTTCTAATACCAGTAGCCACCAATTGATCTGGTATATTAAAATTAGAAATAAATTGTTGAGACCTTGATACGTTAAAATTTACCGATATTTCATGCGCAGGATAATAATTCCAACTTCCTGTTTGTCTTGCCGTTAAAACAACAACACCAGTTTGAGTACTTAATGTTATAACATTTCCGCTTAAAGATGCTGGTCCGCTATCAATACGAATATCTACCGGCAGATTACTAGAAGCAGAAGGAATTGCTATTTCAAAAGGGGCGTCTGTAGGTTTTTTTCCAGAAATCTGATCAAATGGAGATATAAATTGATAATGCTTTAAAACATTAAAACTTGTGCTAACCGTATCCGCAGGAGAGTAGTCTATATTTCCAGATTGAGATGCAAATAAAGTTACGACTCCCGTCTCCCTAGATAAAACTATCAAATCATTCTGAATACTCGCTGGTCCAGTAACAGATATTTCTACTGGTAAATTACTCGATGCGGAAGGGCGTCGTATTGAAAACGGGGCACTATCAGTATAATAGTCAAAAATCTTTTCAAAGCTCGAAATGGATTGAGATAAATATCTTACATTAAAACTTTTTGCAACCTCTGGTGCATCATAATATATATTATTACCATACTGATTAGCGGTTAGCACAACTAGTCCAGTTTGACCATTTAAAACTATATTATTTTGATCCCCAAGAGAAGCACAGCCAGAAATAGAAAAAACAACTGGATTATTGCTTTGTCCAAAAGAAATAATATTTATCGGTATATTTCTAGCCGAGGGTAATTGATCTGGTATATCAGAAATAATTAATTCCTGTGTTAATTTTTCTACAATTAGTTCTTGATAAAACGATTTTTGAAAATAATCACAATTTCCAGATTGGTTTGCGTAAAAAGTGACAACCCCAGTTGTACCATCCAGTGTAACCATATCGCCGCTAATTGTTGCTGGGCCATAAGCAACCGATACATTAACGGGCAAATTACTCGATGCAGTTGGTAATCCAATCTGAAAAGGGGTCGTGTAAGGGGCTACAGAAGAAGCTGGAAAAATAAAAGAAGATAAAGTTTGCTTTAATGGGGTAAGATTAAAACTGGTATATACCGGATCAGCAGGGTAAAAATTTAAATCTCCAGACTGATTGGCTACCAAAGTTATTTTGCCAGTATAGCTATAACTATTATTATCATAACCATTTCCGGTTGGCAACAACAAAGTATCCCCACTTAAACTACTATGAGAAGAAGCATCGGTTACATTTAATTCTCCACTATCAATAGATACCGAAACAGGAACCATACTTGAAGATAACGGTGGTATAATTTTAATACTTCTCGTACTGGGCAATTGGTCTGGAATTTCAGAAAAATCATATATTTGCTGCTGTATTTTTTTTACATAAAAATCAATTTCCGCACTAGCAGGATAGTAATCACTATTTCCAGATTGTTGTGCAGAAAGCCTAACTACGCCAGTTTCTCCGCTTAACTTAATTATGTACCTGCCACCAGGCTGACCTGCTGCTATACTGGCCGCACCCGATAAAATAGAAAGACCAACCGGCAAATTAGAACTAGCAGTTGGAGAGTTTAAAGTAAATCCAGTAACAGTAGGAAGTTTATCAGGTATTTGCGCATAAGGATTTATATACTGAATATTTTTTTGGCATATATTTCCACTATATGGAGGACTATAATTTTTATCACAAAATCCAGTAATATTTATATAGCCCCCAGTAATACGTCCTAATGTTGTATCTTCTATATATATAGGAATCCAGTCATAGTTCGAGCAGAGATTAGAGGCAAACTGCGCAGGAGAAGAAAAAAATCTTGCAACTGGACATTGTCCAGAAGCCAGACCACTCCAATTTCCATCGCTATCTACAGTTACTGTTGTATTTAAATATTTAGACTGTATGCTTATAGTATGACCCGGAATGCCACTTCCACTAGCATATACCGCGCAATTATTATTAGTACCTGGTATATACTTCCAATCTAAACCAAAAAATATTAAATTAGGAACGCAGCTCATATTAATTTGAATAATTTATACCATAACATTCTGGAGGGTTATGCGGTGTTATATACGGAGCAACAAAAGAATCTAATATTAAAAGCGTTTGTGTTTTTCCAGCGCTAATGTCTAAAATTTTACCTTGAACAGACTGGTCTGGTATAAAAAAGCCAGTCACATCTCCACTGCTATTTATATACTTACCAAACCCTGTTATAGTTTTATTCTCATATAAAAATACCGTTGTTGAATCCGAGCAACTTATTTTTTTTATATTTTGATTTGAGCCCATCGGCCAGTCAAACTGGCCATAGACACCAGACCCATACGCAACGGCTGTGCCGCCCGATAATAATACATAACCATAATTTGTTGCGCAAACCTGATCAATTCCAGTACTATCAAATAAACCAGAAAAATTAAACAAAGCTTTTTCTGGATTTCCCCATCCATATATTTTTGATTTTTTATCTTTTTTCCAGATTATTGCGTAATTATCCGCAGCAGATACGCCTAATATGCCCGTTAAATATGTAGTGTTAGGAGCAACAATACCACTAATTCCGCTTATGCTATTTCCCAAACTATTAAATAAATAGCCACATCCAGTTAGATTATCATCCCAGTCTATAATAAACGTAGTATTGTTAGATGCAGCAATGTCTTTAATATAATTATTAATATTTGGAATATCTTGCTGTTTATATTGATTTCCGCTTCCCCACGTGATAATTTTATTATCATTCATTAATGCTAATGAAAAATCCTTTCCACCCACAATTTTTTGCACCCCAATTAGCCCCGTTGTAGGGTTGCCATATTGCGTGGATGGTCCCGCAGTAGATACATCTCTACCCCAACCCAAAGCAGCACTTTGCCATTTTGCATTTCCGGATATATAATATATCCCAGTAATCTGCTGATAACAGTAATTATTATCTGCTATGGTTATATTAACAACATAGCTACCTATATTACTGGGAATATCTGACTTACCATTATAGGTAATATTCAAAGGAACATTCGCATCTGGATAAGTAAACACGCCTATAGGGTTTGGGTTATTAGTATACAAATTACTAAACCCACTAACCACTATCTGAACTGGGATACAGTTTATATTAGACATTCTTACTTTACCTTTTTCCTTGTTATCTATTACACTATTTTAAACTTTTATAATTATTTTCTATATAAATAAAACCTCGGTTATGTTATAATCACTGTTATTCAACAATCTCCATTACCCTATTCCGGTAGTATCAATAATATAAAAATTTGAACTTAAAATAGCATTAGTCTCTATCCTTTTTCCCGGAAGAGAAAACAAATCTCCACAAAAGCATCCAATTGGATATAGCTCAAATGCTAGATTACCACCCCATTTTCTCTGTAAGGCTGCATCGGGATAAATATCAAATCCTAAAGTTAAACTCGATTGATTTGCAGGGAAAACAACTCCCCAACTCAATCCACTATAAACTTTATCAGTACTGATTCCATATGGACGATAACTTGAATTTATTGCGGCAGTTACTTTCCCAGATAAAGGGAAATTTAAATATCCACTTCTGATTATATTAAAATTTAATCTTCCATTTTGTTTGTAGCCAGTAAAACTATCGGAAGAAAAAGACACAAACCAGTCTTTTATAGAAGGTTTAATTGTTTTTCCAGATATGAATATTTTATAATCTCCAGTTTGGTATGCGTAACTAAAGCCCAGCTGCTTTTGTCCACACATGCTGGAACAATTGTCTAAATAAAAATAATTACCGCTAGTCTTATAAACTAGTGTATCCTTATTTATTCCAGTATAAGAAATAATTCCTGTCTCACCACTTGAATTTATTCCAGTAATTCCAGAAACAAAAGGTCCCCTATACATATCTACAAACAATAGCTCTCTTTGCTGTTTTGATTCTAGTGTAAAATTTAATGGAAAATACCCACCAGTTCCAGTTATACTAAAACTTATTTCTGCATAATCTGGCGTTAATTTTCTATGATCTGAAATTAAAAATTCTGGTAAATCAAAATTACCAGAAATATAATCTATTATTGGCTCAGCTCCAGTATACTCTAAATCTGTGATAATAGGTTCTAGTGATTCCTTCCAGCCTATAAACTCTCCTGTTTTATATCCAGAAAACACGTCTCCACGTTCACCCAATGGGTTAAAAAATGGCTTTTGAAAAACATTGTTAAAAAACCCTGTTCCGCTTGCAGTTTTTCCATGTCTAGAAATATCAGTTCTCGGTAATAGGTATGGGTATCCGGTATTTAAAATTCCTGTATCAGAATTTTCAAAAATAAATTCTCCAGAGTCTATTGGTAGTAAATTAAATTTAATACCCTGCTTAAACTCTATTACTCCAGTTTTTCCATCTGAAGTATACAAATTACCCGAAATATATCCAGTTGGTACAACGCTAATACTACTAAAGTCAACAGTACAGCTATCTTGTTGATCTACAACCGTTACAACATTAGTAATTAACTTACCAGAAACCCCGTTAGGAGTAATCACGGAGCGTACCGGATTAAAATTATTATAAGAACTACCCACAACAGGCGCATCTCCAGAATAGTACGTATAAAAAGTATATATACCAGGATCATATACATACCCAAAATCACCGCCTAAAACCCCACTTTTCATTTCTCCGGTGGCAAAGGCATACCCAGTCATCCAGAATTTCTTGGAAAAATTTCCAGTAACAAATACCGTTGGAGAAACTAGGCTAACTTGTGTATATTCATTGCTATTAAAATCACCAGTTAGCTTACCTGTAAACGGAATAAATTGGATAGATTGTGGGTAATTTAAAATACCAGAAACATCTTTCCCGGCTAGCACTCCGGTACCACTTACGTATTGCGTTATATTTCCAGTTACATACCCGCCCCTAATACCAATTACTCCAGAATATGGAACATCTTGCGCTAAAGCATATCCAGTAACATCGCTTAGTAATATAGTACTACCTATGCCATATCCAGTAACAGAGTATTTCCCCGTTATTGGTCCATCTTTAGCTACGTAAAAACGAGAGAAAAAACCACTACCACTAGAAGTTTCATATTCAGAGCTTCCAGTATTAAATACTGAAATATCTCCAGTGATTTGCCCATATAAATATCCACTTCCAGTTATGTATCCAGAAACTGGAACATTGTATACATTTTGATAATTTATAACATCAGAATAATAATCTCCAGTTGCTCCACTAACATATTTATAGCCTATACCTATTTTTGCACCATCGCTATTTCTAACTGTTAAATTAAAAGTTTTAGATCTGGCGCTTAATACATATCCATCAGATGCATTTAAATATAAAGAATAAGTTTTATTTACAGCTGGAGAGCCAGAAATAGTCGTATTAAATTTTTGAACTCCATGATCTGTATATAAAGTTATAAAAACGTTTTGATATGAAGGTATTACCGTAGATCCGCCATATACCAAATAAAAAACCGAGTCACCATAAGACGGAACCACAAGCCCCCTTTCACCCGATATGGTAAAATTGGGATTACTAGTTGTTCCGGATAATATTGTAAAATCATATAAACCACTATTATATATATCAAAAGGAATATTTTCGTTAGGGTATAATATTAAAAATGGGTTTATAGGGCCATTAACTTGCGGCGCACTTCCAATTATTGTTAGATTTTTAAAATCAACCCCCGAATCATTAGATGATCTTAAGGCTATACCATATATATCTCCAAAAGTTTCGCGCGACTTACCCAAGAATAATGGCGACGAGTCCTGATAAAGATCAATTGTATTTGCACCAAAATTTCCACTAAAATTTAAATTTTCAGATGAAAAATACCCACCAATAAGCTGATTATCATAAGACAATATTTGCCCATTTTTTAAGGAAAATATTGTTTCATTTCCGCCATCTCCAGAAAATATAAAATCAAAATATCCAGTATTATTTTGGGGCACAAGGTTTATCGCCCAGTTTAATGACTGCTGCGGATATATTGATCGTTGTATTGTGCCGCCTATTATCATGATAATTTTAGACTTGAAGTATTAAAAGAAGCTACATTATTCACTGCAGTTTGCACGTCAGTAAACTCTTGTTTTGTTAATTTTTGTAAAGAGCTTCCCATTATAGGCGCAATTCTATTTTGTCTTATAACCTGTTCGGCTATTACGTCATCAGCAGGGGGTATGATAACCTTATCTTCAAAAGTATAGTCGGTATATACCCCATTATCTCCGACGGTTATCTGTACCGAACATAGCCCCTGCTCTACTGTATATCTCTTTGGCATAACACCCAATAGTTTCAAATTTGCAGTATGAGAAACATTTTTATTAGATACCGACATATATCTCGCAAACTTATCCACATAAGTTTTAACCGTTTGTTCCGTTGGCATACAACGAGTTTGTTCGCCGATAACATGCATATCTTCACTGCTCAATTCTTTATATATGTAATCAACTTTTGACACGTTATCTGCATTTTCCACGTCTTTAAAAACAGTTTTTTGAAATTTAGGTATTATTTTTTTATACTTGGAGCTAGACTGAATAAATACTCTAAATCCGAGCTGGTCTTGAGAAAAGGGCATCGACTGCGCTGGAGGATAAATAGTAAGTCCTGCTGGCATGACTATTTCTGTAGTTCTTGGACTCATTAGACCATACGAAGCGTCAGTATCATTTCCAGCCGGATGGTCCATAGATCCGTTGTCACTTTCACCATTTTGAACGTTTTCATAGCTCCGCGTTCTTGTCTTTTTTACTGTAGATTCCCAAGGATTGTTTTTTCCTTGATTGGCGGCAACATCAAAAGATGGCAATGATCGCACTAAGAACAGTTTTAAAGTACTATCGCTTGCAGCATCCCCATCTAGATTAGTTATAATTTCCGGTCTGCCATCATTGCCTATTATTTTTGGTGCACAATTTTCATACCATTTCCAAGTGTCAGTCCAATTATCAAACTCTGACTCATCTGGACTAAATTTTGCCGCATCTCCCCTATCTAATAATAGAAAACTTTTTAGGCTTCTGTATTTCTTTTTTGGGTCAGTGCTATCTGTTGGAGTGGCGATATCAGTAATATTTTGTGACTCGTCTGAGGCCAAATTAGTTACAATTGTACCAACCCTAGAACTTGAGTCATGACCAAAAGAAAAGATTGGTAACTGTTGAATATATTCTCCTCTTGGATGATATGAACAACTCGCACCTGCTGCGTCAATATTTAATTGAGAATTGCTATTATCTCCACCCGCAACGGCCAGCTTGTCAAAACTTCTATAATAATATCTACCCAAAAATCTTTTTGCTCTAGAAACATCCCTTTCCTCTTGCTTATTTAGAAGGCTTATGCTACATTGCGCTAATATAAAATAATAAGATGGCCCCAGAGTGTCGGTATTTCTTTTATTATTCTTGTCCTCATTTGTAACATAATCTATATATTCTTGAGGCAAAATGCCCTTAAGCTCTTCAAATATGCTCTTATTCTGAGTATATGAGTATATTTTTCTTATATTCATATTGCCAAGCTCAAATATAGTTCCATTATTTGAACCACTAGATTGGCTAGGCGAACCGTTTGGCTGCGGCTGTTTTGGTGGGATTATCCAGTCTTGTGCGTCCGTATCATCTAATATTTGTAAAATATAAAACCATATAAACGCCAATCTAACTGGTGGGGGGTAGTATGCTAATGCAGTACTATAGTAAGTAGAAGTTATTGGGTCTACTTGTCTGGGGGCGTTATTTGAGCTATTACTTTCAGGTGGCGAGTAGGTTGGATATTGTGAATCGTATCCCCGTCCATCTTGAACGTCAAAGGTACCGGTTGGCTTATTATTACTACTGGACGAATCTTCCGCAAGTAAATCAGCAACTGTTAGCGGAAATAAAGTGGCAGAATCCTCTCTTTCACATGTATACTTTTTAATCTCTCCCTGCGTACCAAGATACCCAATAAACCCTCTAGAAAATGTTTTAGATTTAGTTGCCCCATATTTTAAACTAATAACATTACCTGCAGTTTCTAATGTTCCCTTGTCGGGTATTGTTAAAGGAGTGCTTCTGTCTAAAAATCTAAGCTCTTGTTTAATAGGGTCATAGTAATATGATAAGCCAAGCTCAGAACACCATGTAGACAAAACTGACTTTAAGCTACCAACATGCTGCGCCCTATGATTTGTAAAAGAATCTTTAATATCACTAGGCTTTACAACAGTTAACCCACATAGATGCACTTTATCCAAAAGATCATTAAAAGTATAGTATACTGGAAATATTTTTAAGTCCTTATGTTCTGGCTCACAAGTTTTCTCATAACCCTTTGCTGGAAAATTTGGGCACGGATCACATGGATCGGATGGAGACGAATCGGCAACAGAAAAATTGAGAGTTGAGTCCAAATTTTTATCGCATGGGTTATATTCTTTGCCAACTAAAATAATACGACTGGGGTTATCCGTACTTTTTTTATTTCCATGCCTGCAATCTAAACCAACACTCCACATTTCTAATTTTACGCTCTGGTCTATATACTCTAAAGTTAAAATACACTGTTGCGCAGACTCTTCTATGTCATAACCCACTAAATAACCATTAAAATTGAAAGAACCAAGACTAACCGAGGTAGTAGTAGTATAACCAATATCTGTGTCACTAATATTATAATTACCCTGGCTATTAACCACGCTAACAGTAAGAGTAGAAGGCGTACTTCCATCATTAAAATTCCAGTTAGCTACGAAAGGAAATCCACCATGAAAATTTCCATTGATTTGGTCAATCGTTATTATTTTTGGTTCGCTTCCGGGCATTAGTTAAAACCTCCATTTCCATTATATATAATATCTGTATTTATATCAAAAATACCCGTTCCAAGATTAGTGTCAAAATTAGCTAGCTCTATATAATCATAATTTAAGTCTAATCTTACACCATTCCTATAAGCCTTAGATGAGCCCGGCAGAAATTTATGACCACAAGATATTACACTAGAGCTAGAAATGCTATCATAAACACCACTCTCAACTATGGCGGAAAGTATACTGTTTGATAAATTATAAAATACCCCAGCATTTTTTATAAAAATCTTTTGATTATGTATGCCGTAGTCTGCAGATATTCCTATATCTCCAGTGTTTCCAGATACTAATTTTTGACCATTTAAAAAAATCTGTGAGTTTGTTGGCCAATTTAAATAATAACCCTCGCCAGAATAAAGCAGTGCAATATTAGATAGATTAAAATTATCTATATATAAAGTATTATATGCATTTGGTATTATTGCATCTATCTTTACGTTGTCATTTAAATCAAAATTATTATTAAATATAATATTACCATTCTCATCTAGGATATAATCTCCAGATAAAATTTGAGTTATATTATATATATCTCCAGACGAAGTTACCGTGCCAGAATACTGATATAACCCATCACACCATACCTCATAAAAATGATTAGTATTAGTAACCCAGTTAAAATATTTAAAACCGTTTGCTTTTTTAGATTTTAGATTATCTATATTAGATATCTGGCTAGATCCTGTATTGTAAATATAATTAATATTATCTTGCAGATTAGAATTAAATAACAAATTTAAATTAGATTTTCCATATTTTAATATTAGGTTGGGGTCTATAGAGCAAGACTCATTAATATAAACAGTTTCTGGTGTATATACTATTCCATATTGCGGTAATATCTGTTGAGTATACAAAACTCCAGTTAAATCAATTTGCCCATATCCACTATATGTTTCACCGAACTCGTCAGTTATTACCCCTGTTATTCCATATGTTGTACCGGTAATTCCAGTAAAATATGGCAGCATACCAGTAGCATAACCCGTAATTCCAGTAGACACAATGTTTTGTATAATATTACCACCAGATATATAATTACTAACAGTGCCGCTATTTATTAACCTAATATCCGAAATAGGTATTGAAGGAGAAAAACATAAGAATTTTTCCATATTGCCCCTAAATGGCATATTTCTACTGTAAAGCCCAGTATAATTTAAATTAGAGGAAATCCATATTCCAGTTGGATTAAATATATAATTCGTATCTAACGGAAATAAATCTACATTTAGTTTTTGGTAAATAAAATCATAGCTACCAAATTGTACCGCATTATTTGCAAGCGTCAAAAACACGTTAGATTTATCTGGCATGTTTTGACTGGATACAAAAACCTGAGATCCGCCACTATTATAATAATTAAAATATAAATAATTATTAGCAGTTACGCCAAATTCATACCCCTTATAGTAAATAGAGTTATTATAAGATCCAGTTTCAATACAGTTTAGCAACACAAAGTCGCCCAAGCTCTTATTCTCATATGTAATAAAATATGTACAATCTTTAGTATTTATACTTGCAGATGAATTATCTATAAATACCGAATTACCAGAAAAATTTACTACACCAGAATTTAAATAAAAATTTTCAGTATTATTTCCTGTTATATATCCAGAAATAGATAAGTCCCCAGTAACATTTTGAACTACTGGCAATCCAGTACTATTAAAATCATAAAATAATCTATAATTTTGGCTAGAAATAGTATAGTAGTTTCTAAGTAAATATGTGATTGAATTTTCCATATTTTAGTTTGATGCCCCCCAATCTTTTGTAGTTTTTGTTGTTAATCCCGTCTTTGTTACAGTTACAGTATAAATGTACCCGCTATCATCTGGTTTATCGGTAGACTCTACCTTAGCCTCGACTAATAATTCATCAGTTAACCCTCCAACCGCATCTCTAGCCTGAGTTAATAAATTTTGTGCCATAGAAATACATGCAGACTCTAGACCTGAAATTTTTGCAGTTGCATTACCTTGTATACTAATCTCTCCTCTTGTTTTAATTCTATAGTCAAGTCCAGAAGTGCCGCCATCTAGAAAATAAGCAGTTGTAAAATAATGTGCACTAGCATTTGCCGATAAAGTATAATCAAACGAAGTAAAGCGCGCATCTGGTGGATTTGGCCGATTATCACATGCTGCAGTTATAGTTACCACTCCATTTATTAAATCTCTTTTTATTTCAAATGTTGTAGGCACGGCATTAATAGTTGCTTTTTTACCAAATTTATCTACAGAGTTTTCAGTGTAAAAGGCCGAACACAGGGCCTGTGCGGCATCAGCGGTAAACTGAAAGTTTGAAGCGGCCGTCTGTCTTTGCTTTTGTCCACCTCTAAATTCTACTTTTCCAGTAAAATTAATTGTAACTTTATCCGTAATATAGTCATTTGACATGCTGAATGTTTTGGAGAAAGTCTTTACAGAACTAGGAATACTGCTACAAGCATAAGAAAAGTCTATAGTTTTTTCTTTAGAGTTTTCGTTAATAGACATAGAGTCAGGCTGATTAACTAATGCAGTTTTAACGCCTATAGCCTGAAAATAGGTATTTAATAAAGAGAAAAAATTTATATTCTTTAAAGAAGAACGTAAACTGTCCATTGATGTAGATATCGGCCCGCTGATATTCCCTTTTATAGTACCAGTGATCACACCTTTTTCATCATCATAATTACTATCTACTGTATAAAATAAAGTAGAGTCGCCAGTTTGGCCCGACTTAATTAAGTATACTTTTTCAACCGAAATGCTTGCATTCATTCGGTCTATAGTTTCAACAATTTTTTTAGGCTTAATAGTTGTTAAAGAAGAGTATGTACCACCAGTTATCTTGCTTACCGACGGAAAAGACGATTCCCCTACTCTCGCATTTATATAATTTCTAGCATTTTCTAATGCGTTAGATGCACCAGATGTAGACGTATTTATTCCCTTTGCACTTATTTTATGCGTAACTTGTAAAGAATTATTTCTCTGCTCCGAGTAAGTTATAGTATTTACTGGGTCAGTTACGCTGTTCGTTGTAAAATATGTATCTGGATAAGCGGTCAAGTTAACCGTAAATCCTATTGCGCCATAATAATTAGACTCTTGAAAATCAATAGAATCAAGTTTACAATTTTTAATTTCTTCTGAGTCTACCTTTAAACTTTTAAAATCATTTTGAAATAACGAAAACAGAGTAGTCTGCGCAGATATCAAATTAGAATATTGAGATGTTAAATCGTTATTGCAAGAAGTATTAACTATATTTCCCTGTATAGAAATTTTTTGAATCGCGCCCCACCTACTTCCGTAATCAATATAATCAGTAGTAACCGATACCGTAGCCGGATACTTTAATTCTATGTCATTATATTTAATTACAATACTCATGGTGTTATGGTATTTCTATTATGTTTATAGTCGCAGTCAACTGTCTAGATGAAGAATTAAAACTCAAAGTGGCGGACTGTCCATAATTACTACCTTGAGGAGACGCGTTAATTATACTAGGAACTAAGTCTTTCATTTGAGCAATTGAGTTTCCATTTATAGATGTAGACTCTGTTCTCATTTTTTGCAAAAGATTACCATGCCTAGCTTGTTGTAAAATTTCATCATGATTTATTACTTTAAATACTTGCGCTAAGTTTCTATTTACAGGCTCAGTTGAATTTTTATGTATTACTCTTCTGACTTTTCCTTGTTCTGGGTATATAATAGATGCGCAATCACTATATTTAATAGTATAACTTATCGTACCCTTTAATTGGTCATGGTTAGTTGAAAAAGAAAAAGGCTTTCCATTCAATGTTACACCATTAGGAAATGTACCATTAGCTATATTTTTCCATTCAATTTGTGCATTTTTATACTTTGAAGACTCGTCTTCTGCTGTGTCTATTTCCCCCATTCCCACAATATTTCCCTCTATAGTCTCATACTTAATTCCTGCATTTGTTGTCTCAATTGTGGTAGTATACTCACTATATATTTTTTTAGTACTATCTATTTTTAAATTAGTAGAAAAAGTAACATGATAAGTAACCTTTCTAGAGTCCTTGTCAACCGTCATTCCTTTACTAATTGGAGTAGTTATTAAAGACATAGTACCAACATTAGAAGATGCTGATGTTAAAGTACTCAGCAGTCCACTGCATCTATCAAGCGCTCCGGTTATATCTGTATTTGCCGCAGTAGTTGGTGGTCCATTCCCAGATATATCCTGATAATCAGCATTCTCAGTTGCAGTTGCAACACCATTAGAGTCATAGTTTATAGAACTCGATCTAAATAAAATATAACCAGTGGTAGAATCTGCATTTGTAGCTATTTCGTATTTTTTACTAAAGCTACACTCACTATTTACTTCGTCGTAAGTCTCATCAAAAAAAGACTTGCCTGGCGGAGTATTATATTTATTAGCGTTAACGCTCGTAGATGTGACAAGGGCGTTCGAGTCTAAAAATGTTGCGGCGATACTTTTAGCAGTTGATAGTCCCGTGCCGTTATAAATTGTAAGCTTTACATTAACGCTATGAGTATATGATTGAACATCCTGACTAACATCACAACTACTGCTTTCTGAAAAACTTTTAATATATTTAAAATTAGCAGCAGGAATAGATGGATATTCTGCGCCTAGACTAGCAGTTGAGCCCTGTTTAAAAACCTCAAAAGTAACTCTCTTTCGCATATCTAAACCTGCTTGATTTTTAGCACTCATAGAAATGCTTTTAACTATTCCAGTTCCAAGATCCTGACCATTAACAGTAATTGATTCCTCTGTAGGGTTACTGCTAGGACTAAAATTTAAACTACTAACTATACCCTCTACAACAACCTCCTCATTAGATTGATACGCAAAAACTTCGCCCAAGAATTTAGTGGACTTTTTTCTAGATAGTACTATTGCATCTGTGATATCCATTTATTTATTAAGTTGCGTATTTTACAGGAATTGGCTTACCGGCTTGATTACTCATTGCTAGACGATCCACTTGAGCCTGTATGCCTAAAGTTTTTTGTGCTAATTCATTTACCTGTTTTTGAAATTCTGGAAGTTTAGATTGAATCTGTGCCTGTAAATCTGTAGTGTCTTTTCCTGTAGCTGAATTAGAATTAACATTTATACTTACATTAATTGGCGCACTAACAGAAACATTACCCGCGCCGCCAGAAGATTTTTCTGTATTTTTAGATTCTTGTTCTTGTTTTTTATTTTTCTCTGCGTCTTCCTTGGCCATTTGCTTATCAACTCGCGCAGTAGCTAGTCCTGCATACCCAGATTTTAAATGAGGTAGCATTTCTTTTTCTTGGCCTGTTAGTCCCTGTCCGCCACTAACCTGCATGCTTTGTGTAACATTTTTAATTCTGCGCTGTCTTTCATCTTCTCTTTCTTTTGCCTCTTGACCCTTCCTCCATTCCGTGTCGTCGCCATATTTGGAGTAATCAACCGGAGTAGCCAAACTGTTTTTTATGCTTTCTGCTTTTGTATCTATTTTTGCGGCATCTGAGGTCTTTTGTCCGGCAGATAATTGATCGTAAATTTGTTTTAATAAGGATGCGGCCTCCTGCTCTGCTTTATTACCCTCATCTCTATAGTATTTATTCAGGTCCTCTTGGTGTTCGGGAGTTTTTTCAAACATTTGCTGCAGTACTCCCGTTTTATCGTTTTTGAGTATACTTCTATCTCCAGTTTCTTGCGCAACTTTTACTTTTGCTATATTATTTAAAGCCTCAGTCATAGCAGCATCTCTATCTTTTCCAGATAATTTAGCAACATCTTCAGATTTTCTACCAGTCGCGTTAGCAATCATTGCATTTTCAGACTTCATGTTCATTACCTTATACTCTTCCGGTCCTTTACTTACGGATTTCCTAGTTGCTTCCAAATCTTTAGTCATTGCTTTCTGTATTTCTTGTACCATTAGCCCCTCTGCTCCCTGTGGGCCGTCAGAGCCAATATTTTCTCCGGTCGCCAGCCCTCCTTGATATTTTTCCCTCATTACCCTGCTAAACTTCAAATAATTTTGTGCTATATTTTTATCGCCTACGTCTGTAGATGCCAAGGCAAGACCACTATTAACTAGTCTTTGCTTATCTACCTTATTTTTCTGCGCCGCAGTTCCTGTTGTTATTAGTGCCTCAATTTCTGGAGTAGAGGTTGTTTTATTACTCTCTAAAGCCTTCATTCCGCCACCAAAAGTTTTTGCAGAAGCCTGCAAGCCCATTAAAACGGTCAGTTTTTGTAGCTCTGCATTTGCCTTATCTTGCTCTTGTTTTGCAGATTCTCTCACTTTAACAATTTCCTGCCTAGAGGCTTCTGCTTTTTGTACATTCTCGGCAATAAGATTTCTTAACTCTTGACTGTCAGCCTGAGAAGAATCTATCATTTTGCCGAAGTGCTCCGCTAGTGCAGCCCTGAACTTATCTTGATCGCCCTGCTTTCCGTCACTTTTAACATATTGTTCATAAGCACCCTGAACTCCGGCAATTGTTTTTGATTGTCTATTAATTTCATTTGCACCAACAGATTCTATATAACCCTGCCTAACATCTCTAGGCGCGTCCGTATAGCTTTCTATGCCACTAAAGGAATTCTTCATTAATGGTTTGATATTATCACCCTGTGACTGAATGTCCGTTGGGGCACCAGAAGACTTCTTTTTATCTACATCGTAAACATTCATATACTGCTTGCTCACGCCTTTAGCGACATCAAGCTTCATCTTATCAATAATATCTGCCTCTTTATTTGCAGCGTTTTCGTTTATAGTAGAAATTTTATTTGCACCCTGTTCGCGCGCGCCCAACATGGTATTTCCAGTTATACTTGAAACTATTTCTTCCATATTAGACCTGCGTGTTTGTGTCATTTCAGTGGAAAAGTTTCTTTTATTTTGCCCGCGTTCCATGTTAAACTCGGCCTTCTGCTCGTACGCCGCTGTCGCCTGTTGTATTAATCCAATTTGTTTTTCTATTGCACTAGCATTCTGACGTATAGCCTCCATCTCCTGCTTTCTTTTTTCTGCTGCCTGAGTAGCTAGCGCTGCAGCTTCCTCATCTGCCTTCGCGCCTTCAAACGCAGCTTCCCTTAGTTTTAATATTTTTTCCGCTAATTGCTGCATGGTTGCAGCTGCCGCTTCCGGATTTCCAGTAGCCAGTTTATTTGTTATATTTTTTACAAACTCGCTATCCTGTTCCGAAATATTTTCTCCGCCCATGGCTTTAGTTAGAACTCCACCAAATCTCTCTGCTCTAGCATACTGGTTTTCATTTTTATCTTCGCTGCTAATTAAATCTTTTATATTAATATTTTTTAAAGCTTCCAGTCCCTGAGCGCCTGTTTTTCCAGATGTAATTTGGGAAATTAATGCCCCAGCAGTATCTTTTGCCGCTTCAGATCCAAATGTAATTTCTCTTTTGTCTTTTTCTAGAAATGTTCTTTGCTTCAATGCCCTATCAGAAGAAGATACCTGTTCTGCACTCTCTCTAGTCATGTTGCCCACCTCTTCATATTCAGCCTCACTACCGCCCTGTTTTCTAGCTTTTAATAACCTCATTTGTTCCTCAGGGGAATACTGCTGAAAAGACGCCTGCTTCGCTTGAGATAGTTTTTTCAACTCTTGTTGGTTAGAGTTACCACTCTTTAATGCTTCGTCATAAGCAGAAGATGCATTTAAATAATTTTTTGACCTAGCGTCTAATTCATTGTATTTATTTCTATCTTTATCTGATTTTTCCTGTAGCTCCGGAAGCTTAGTGGTAAATGCCTCTATTACTTTAGGCACTTCCAATATCGCTCCAGCAGCCAAACCAACCCCTGCTCCAACTGGTCCGCCCAACATTCCACCTGCCCCCGCATACGATGCAATATTGCCAATAGACGAAACAGCTTGCGCCGCGCCCCTGCCGCCTTGCGAATTCTGTGGTATTAATTCTGAAATTTGTCCTGCGACGATTGGCGCGAAAGTTAACGCGGTACCACCCTTACCGGATAAGAACTTACTTGCACCTTGATAGGCCCGGCTATTTTCTACGGATATTTTTGTATCTGTAAATTTTTCACTGAACGATCTTTTACTAAGCTCCTGTATTTTCTGATTTGCAAAGCCAATATCTCTACTTGCATTCATTACCGCGTTAGACATATTTAGAATATCTTTATTTGCATCTATAAATGCCTGTCTTGTTTTTATTATTGCTTCTTGTGACTGAATTTGAGCTATTTTTTCTTCTTTTAATGCTATTGATTTTTCTAGAGTTGCTTGTCTTGCCTCATTTGAACTATTTTTAAATATAGACATTGCAAACGCTAGATCTACTAGTGCCGTTGCGCCGCCAGATACTACGCCCCCAGATCCGGTTCCAGAACTATCCTCTGCAAAATTAGGTATATAACCACGAGCATATCCCCTTTTACGCATTGCGCGCATTTCTCTAGACACGCTACCTTCGTCGCGCTTGTTAAATACTCCATAACCATCTGGATTATTTTCGCTTGCTAGTTGTCCATATTTTTTAACATAAATTTCATCCGCTGGCGCACCGGCACCAATTTCACGGGCTATCGATTCATGTAGCGCATCGGCAAAGTTTGGAATATAACCAGAAGCGGCTGTACGGATATTTTTTTCACTATTAATTTTTTGATAAATTTTATCTTTTAATTTAGATAAAGCGCCTGAATCATAAGCTAAAATTTTAGCTGGCAAGTTATGCGCGGCGCTAACCGAAAGCTTCGCTTCAGCTGCGGTAGAAACCCCCAGCTTTGAGGCTAAAAATTTATAATTGCTTAAAGGTGCATAATCAAAAGGGTCTTGGTCTGATTCGTTTGACTCTTTAAATATCTCTGTAGTTTTAGCTGTTGCTGCGCCCACGGCCTTCTCAAAAATACTACCCCTTACAGAAGATGTGAACGCGCTATTTACATCAGGCTCAGCTGAAAGCTTAGATCCAGGTTTAAATGTATTAAGTATTTGTTCGGATAAATATTTAAATGGGGGCAAAAATTGCTTCTCTAAAATATTATCAAAATCACTTTCTTTTTCATTTAAAGGGAATATAGGCGCAGTTTTTAATTTTGTTACTACGGCACCCTTAACCGGCAAACCATTCAAAGCGGTAATCTCGCTAGCTCTCTGTCTTATGGGTAGTTCCGACCCACCAGAATTGGGGAAAAATATTCCAAATTTACTACTAATACTGGGATCCACACTAGATAAATCTAGATTATTTAAATCAACTTTTTTATTTGCACCTTTCCCGATAGTTAATAAATCATCAGCAGAAGAGGTTTGAATTTCTTTTCTAGTAATTTCTGACTCCAAAATACTTTTTTGATCTGCAGATAAATCTTTTCTATAAGATTTTAATATAGCACCAGCACCCATTGGAGAAGTAGTAAAATTACCACGTCCCCCTTGTTTTGGCCCATTTACCGTAAACAAACCTGGCCCAGCACTAGTTAAAGCTAGTCCAGCAAAATTAGGTATATATCCAGCACTATATCTAGGTATAACTGCCGAATCGCCATTGCGACCATATCCAACGATCTCATCTTCTTCGCTATTCTTAATAAATTTTTGTCCACCAATAGTTCCGCTACTCCACATTGCGCGTGGGCTTTTTGCACCAAGCATTTTTGCTTGCGCCTCTTCACTTGCGAACTCGGGAATGTATCCTTCTGCTTTTTTCTTTACTGGTACTCCTTCTGACCCCATACGAACGCCGCCGGTATAAAGCTGAGCCGCAATTTGCGAAGTTAGTTTGGACTGCAACTCCATCTGGGCCGTCTGCTTTGTATAAAAATCTAGAAGTATTTTAGCTTGGTCATTTTGTGTTTTTGCTTCGCTATTTATTTGCGCTAATAAACTAGGATTTTTTTCTAAAAGTTTTGTAATACTAGCTTGAATAGCAGCCTGTTCCTTACTTGCCCCATTCAACCCCAAAAGTTCCTTAACACTACCACTTGCGAACTTGGAGAAATCCCCAAGCAACTTAATTACGACCCCTCCAATCATTACTAGTCCCGGTCCAGCAAGTATTTGACCGATACCATCTAGAATTCCCTTTCCAAGTTTTGCTCCAATACTAGAACTATCAACATTATTTAAACTATCTAAAATACCATTTCCAGCGCCCAGTATTCTATCCATGCTTGGGCCAAAAACTTGCTTGCCAGCCGAAGCAGCTAACTGCGTGGCGCTCTGCTGTAATCTATTTATTTGCGCAGCATAAGTTTCATTTAATTTCTCATTACGCTGTATAGCCTCATCGGTAGAACTTGCAGAAATTTTTAATGCATTATCATATATAGAATATTGCTTACCCAAGTCTCCCAATGCAGCTTTTAAAATGTTAATTTGGAATACTCCGCCCACTTTTTCCGCAACTTCAGCCTGCTTTCCAGAATTTAATGTTCCATATACTCTAGCCAAGTCTTTCAGCATTTCTATACTGGTCTTCAGTTTTCCTTCGGAATCTTTCGTGCTCACTCCTAGGCTTTCTAATAGGTCTTGAGTTTTTCCACGCTCCAAGCGCGTAAATATTGTCTTAAAAGAGTTTCCTATTACGGCGCCGCCTCTCGCGGTCACCTGTTGCGCAGAAGTTATCAATGCTATAAGCTCATCAATAGAAACACCAGACTGCGCGGCACTAGCGCCAACTCTGCTTATACCCTCGGCCAAATCTTTTGAACTTACCGCAAACGCTGCATCAACATTTGCAAACTTATTAATAACCTCGCTTGCAGTTACGGCTTGCGCGGAAAAAGAGTTAACAGTTGCAGTTAACGTCCTAACGCTCTCTGCTGCGCCTAGTCCGCTTAATCTAGATAATATTAGAGCCTCATTAGTTCTCTTGAGGGTTTCTTCCATTGTTAATCCCTGACGAGATAACTCGGTTGCTGCCTCTGCGACAACCGCAAAACTTTGACCGGTATTCTTAGCTACATCAAATAGGCTTTTACCAAACTTATTAATAGCCGCATCTGAGGAATCCATGACAACCTGAATGTCCTTTAGTGATTTTTGTACCTCTATTGCGGAATCTATAAGCGCACGAAAAGATTTCTCTAGAATCGCTATCGCCCCAGCACTTGCACCGAAAGCCACTACACGCGCATTTGCAGCATCCAGAGACTTATTAAACTCACTAAGCTGCCCAGTTATACGACCGAGTGGCTGCGAATCAATATTTAGCTTTATTCCATAGTTTTTACTAGTAAGCCTATCTATTTGCTGTTCAGCTTGTCTAGAATCTAATGAAATTTTTAGTGTGGTATCTAGTGCCATATCCTTTTGCCGAGCTTATTAGGCTCTATGATATTTACACATTAATTACCATCTCTTGCATTGAGATATTGGTGTTTTTCAAGTACACCGCCGCTCTCCTCGGCCATTTCCAATAGGCTCTTCCCTTTTATTTTTTGAACCTTAACGCCCATTTTTTTTAAGTCTTCGGATGTTGCCCCAACAAAACTAGATACGGCAGTAGAAGAACTCCCCACGCTTGAACCGGAAGACGAGCTTTCCATTTCCAGATTTGCGCTTCTGGCCTCATACCAAGTAACAAATTTAACAGGATCAGACATTACCTCATCTGGAATACTCTTACCCCTTTCTGCCTCGCTTTTAACTGCCTGTTTATACATCTTACCATTAATCAAAAGATCAATCTGATATTTAGTACATTTGCTTGCTGGCGTCCCCCAAAAATGAAACGCGTCACATTCTTGAGTTACATACAACATATTCTGAAAAAATGTCGATGCAGCAACATATTTAATCATATTACCAGCGAACAGGTCGGCATTACCATGGAAAGCATCTCTTACCTTTTCCACGGCGTCATCAGATAAATAATAATACTCATCTGGGTCACTGAACACCCTTTCGGTCATCTCCCTATTTTTAAAGGTTAAAGACAGCAGTGTTTCGTCGTATAGGCGCTCGTTGGCATACTTTTCTGCAGTATATCCAACAACCTCATTGCGCTCTTTAATAAATGTTACTAATATAAAATTATTTCTATCTATTTGTGACTGTATTTGGTCTTTTTGCGAGGGTAGCAATAGATTATCTTTTGTTTTTTTTAAATTTTTTATAGACTCGCGTAGCTGCAGGAAACGGTTCTCCTTGTCAGCTAGCCACCAACCATTTTTTATAGCATCTTTTATCTTCTCGTCTTCGGTAGGTAGACCACGTTTTTTTGCATCATTTAAAATGAAATTATAACGGCTAAATACCTCGAAATGCTCCGCTTGGGTTGGGTGCTTAAAAAAATACTCCCTTCCAGCAATTATTTTTTCAGAAAACCCCCTAGCTATATCGCTATATATTCCGCCATATTGTGCCGGGTTATTTTCCACACATTACTATTCAGCTTTCGGTTCCTGTTTTGGCTCGTCCTTTGGCTCATCTTTTACCTCTGGACTAGTAATAGTAACGTCAGTTTTTACCGACTCCTCTACCGACTCTTTCGCGGAATCAGTTGGCTTTAAATAGTCTTTATCAAAAGCTTCAAAGTCTTCGGTAGTCTCAATCCTACCCAAGAACCATAGCGTAGTTAGATACGTAAAACGCTTGATAACATCTGACAACTCTACGTTACCTGTCTCCTCAATTATATCATAGTTATCCAACTTCTCGTTAAAAGTTTCACCATCAAAAAATGGTACGTACTTATCGTCCTCATGCTTATATGCTAACTGTAGAACCCACCATAAAATCGTACGATTTCTGGACTTTGCTTCCGCAGTATTTTCAAAAATATTGATTTGCTCTGCCTCAAAACTCTGAATATCTTTTTTAATCGCCTCAAGTTCAATAATGATCTCGTCAAGCCTCTTGTTCTCTTGTTCGGTTCTATTACCCTCGCTCTTTACAAGTATAGCCTGTAACTCAAAGCTTCTATCTCTATAATTCAATAGGAGCTTGCCATAACTTTCGCGCTCGCTCTCACTAATACTGCCGCCACCATTAGATAGAATTGTATTCCATGCGGCCTTGGGCAGAACTCCCGCTTTTGCAAATCTTGATGTCTCACTAGCAAAGAAAAGCTCTCCATCCTCGCGGATTCTGCGGTTTGGCTTCAATATAGCATATTTGCTCTCCTTACTAGTCTCCTTGTCCGTAGAGCTAAATTCGTAATACCATTTCTTTGTTGCGTTATTGGTGGTCGTCATATATATTATTTATTTTGTGTATTTTTAAAAGCAAAATCAAAATTATCTAATTGTAACTCAAGATTTCTTATAGCATTATTGCCATGGTCTAAAATGCGCTTACGCAAGAACTGAAAATCCTCATCACTAATTTTTCCCTGTCTAGCTAGGTCCTCAGCGGAATATAGCACAGACAGATAAAGTTTTTTTACTTCGTTTGACACGGCGCCAACAACGAAATTATTAATTTCTATTTTCATTAACCTTGTTCCTTTGCTTACCTTATTATACCATACACTATTACACTTATACAAAAAAACGGGCACCGTTAGGCACCCGTTTTCTTTATTTATTAATTAATATTTAATTAAGCTGCGTATGTTCCAGAGATAAATACTCCGTGAGCAAGATCTTCAGGCGCACCAATCTGGGCCTCGAATTCTGCTGTAAACTTAGCGTTCTGTCCTAGGCTTGTATTAACCTTCTGATTCAGAAGCTTAGCACCACGGAAGTTATATACTAATGCCTGCTGTCCATGTCCAGAACAGTCTGGCTTACGGAAGCCTACATTAATGTCATATGTTCCAGTCTGGCAAAGAACGTCTGCTAGATTGCCATCTTGAATATCTCCAAGCTCGGCATCGATCGAGAAGGTTGTTTTAACTGGCCACTGAATTTCACGTGTGAATGCAAACTTGTTGCCAAGGCGCATGATAGGCTGACGGGCTAATGGGATATTTAGCTTAAAGTTCTGTATCTTTAAGTCATCCTTATTAACTCCAATTAGACCATTGATATCTAGAGTAATATCTCCGGGCTGTAACGCGGAAATCTGTGTATTACTGTCATTTGTATGTCCAGCTGGGATTAAGAATGGAACTCCAGTAACAGGTAGACCGTTAATTGGGTTAACTGCAGGAACATCATTTGTGCCGTCTGCATTCGAGTAAACTCTAACATTTAGGGCTTCCAGCTGTACGGTCGCCTTAGGAATCTGTCCAACTGCCGCCTCAACATCATACGACGTTAAGAAACCATTCCCAATTCCAATAACTCCAGTTCTGGCGTTTGTATATCCAGCGGCATCATGGCCCTCATCGGAAATTAGCAGGAAATAGTTTTTCTGATCAGTTGCTTTGGTTAGATACCCAGAAACGCACGATACTAGCGACTGAGATCCGGTAGCAACATTCAATCCAACAAAGTTTTCATTACCTCCATCTGTAATATAGTAAGAGAAACTAGATTTAACTGTAGGAGCTGTAATCTCGATACGATCGATAGCAGCTAGGTTTCCATACTGGTTAACGTTAGTTAAATTTCTAGCGAAATCCTCGTCAAAGGACTGAACGCGAGTTAATTGCTTGATATCGCCAGCATTGGAATGACTACCACTAATGGCGTTATTCTTTCCGGCGTACAGTGCTAAAACATTATAAATGATACGATTTCTAGACATAATTTTAGGAGTTCTCTATTTAATTACATTAACGCGCTCCCTCAAGACACTTTAAAAGAGAATTTTTGGGAAATATATTATACAGCATATGCTCTTGGGTTTCTGGCTTGCCATAGCTCAAAATCCACTAAAGCAGCCACAACCTTAAGATTGATATGTTTATTTCTTATTTCATCTAATCTTGATACAGTTACCCTATCTATGTATACTAGATTTGTATTTTGCTGGGTAGTTAATTGTGAATATCTATATTCCTGCCCAGACTTAATGTCGCCATAATAATCATATGGCAACTCAGACGGAGGAACTACGGGAAATACCTTTCTTGCAGTATCGGCCATAACAGCAATTGCCCCATCTAATAAATACATATTATCAGAAAGAATAATACACCTTATAGTAGTTAACGTTTTATCTTGCCCACCTATTGCGTATGGCTTATTCTCATAGGAAGTATTCTTTATAAAAATACAAGGAAATGGTTGATCATCGCCATTTAGGCCCCCAGAAACCTGATTGAACTTGGGCGTCAATGTATGGGCGCTTTCAAATAATAAGTTCTCCTCCCTTTCGTCTGTATAATATATATTAAAATCTTTTTTAGTATATCTGGCAGTAACACTATTGGGCTCTCCAAGTACTTTATCCAGTAATACCTCTCCCTTATTATAATTAATAGTTATGCCACTAGACCTATCAACACTTATTCCATTTATATATATCTCACTAGGAATAAAAGCTCCGCTTATACTGCTATCAGAAACCCACTGTCTAAAAGGCGAGCTATAAACGTTATGCTGCCCATAATTTCTATCTTCTGATTTATATAGCTTGCCGCTAGTTACAGTAAAAGCCTGCCCAACGCTAGCAAGCTCATGGTCTAGCCATAAATAAAAACTAGACATCAAATTTGTCATGTAAGATGGTTTCATATTATATTCCTTTTAATTTATTAACGAATTTATCTAGCATAGTGCCAAAATATTTAACAGGAGTAAATGTTTGACTGGTAACACTTTTCTCTAACTGAACTCCAGTTCCAGATCTAGAGTTCTGGAATCTACCATATAAATAGTTGCCAAGTCCAGATATTGCGCGCTCTATATCATATAGCCAACTACGACCGCTCTCCCAAGGCATTTTACTAGCACTTTCAAACTCACTCTTACTGGGAAGGTTAACTTTAAATTCTACAACTGCCCCAGACTTTATGGCTCTAGTACTAGCGAGCTGTATCTTATCAAGAAGTGCCCTAACTGGCTCTAGCGGAGAGTCTCCTTCGCTAAAACCAATAAAAGAAAATAGATTACCCTTGCTACCTAGAGTCCCTGACCTATTAGAGGCACTAGGTCCGGCTTCAATTTCCATAGTAACAGGATGAGCATTAAACTCGTTAATTAGTTCCTGTTTATTTTCTTGCAGTATCTGTTTAGCCAGCTTTCTTGCTTCTGCTTCTAGACCCGGATTATTTAATATTTCAAGCCTAATTTTCTCCATACTCATTCCCATATTATTCTCCCTCCCTTAGGTATATGTGATAAAAGTCTCCAGTAAACAGTCCGTGAACTTCGCTACTACCTATCCAGTTAACAGTACGTCCATCTACTTCTATTCTTTGTCCACGCGCTCCACTTATAAAAGCAAGCGCATCGGCCTTTACCTTTAAACGGCAATAATTACCAAAAATTGTTGGACGAATATCTCTTGCATCATTGATTTTATATGCATGCTCCCATTTAATTGTTGCTGGAAAAACACCGCTTACAGGAGTATATTCGACTTGCGCCTCAGTTTGCTGAGAGTATAGAAAATTATAATCTGGTTGACTAGATATTAATGTTGCATTAGGGTGTTTATATACTATTATTTTACGCGAAAACGTATCATGTAAATCATAGAATGGTTTACTATAGGCAGACTTTTGCGCATTATTAAAATAGTTCATTAGTATAAGAAGTCATCTTTAATTGTACCCCTATCCTCGCTTGTTGAAATATAGTTACTAATACCTATAGTATCGTCACCTACTACCTGTTGTGGTATTGCGCCGTATTTTAGATACATCTTAACGGCCTTATCTAGCGTTTCTTTTGCGTCCTTGGCTAGCCCACGTAAATTTTTACTAACTTCATTGTAGTTAATTCTAGTAATTTTGCTGTCACCTTCTTGAAGATTTATCCAGTCCTGACCTACTGTCATTATACTGGTTGCTGTATATCTTGATAATCTATAATAATAATTATATTCAAAAAGCAATTTAAATATACCAAGCTCGTTTCCGCTTATAGCTGGCACTATACCATAGCCCGTAAGAGCGCCAGAATCGTTATAAAAACCGCTCGGAACAAACGATGTGCCGATTAGGTTATTAAGGTTTCCAACATTAGAAGAATCTAAAAACCAGCCACTTATTCTCGCTGGAGAATAATCTGATGGCTGGTCTAGTTCGTTATAGATATTATTTACGAAATTATTGAAGTCGCTCACATAATAATTTACACAGATTATGTGGTATTACGCGCCTTCTCTTAATATCTTTCTGGCTTTTTCGTCAATATCTTCTATCTTCTTTGCGCCGCGAACATTGCCCTGCGGCTGCATCTTTGAATGCCAGCGCTCAAACTCCTGCACTAGTCTGCCAACCAAAATTCTTCTGTCCTCAATTGGAATCAGGCCAATCTTTAGGGCATGTGTTTGTAAGTCAGTTTGATTCATTTCAGCAATTTGGGCGCGATATTCATCTACCGTACCGGCTTTGTATACCGAGATGTTTTCTCCTAGAATCTGATCCAGCGACCCATATAAACTCTCTGGAACATTACCAGACTGGGCCTTGCCGTCAACCTGAACAGACGCGTTTAAAGTTACATTTTTCTTCTTTTTAGTTGCCATACTTATTATAAACGTAGGTGCTGTATAATTAAAATTTATTTAATTAAATATACAAAAGAAAAACCCCTCTGTTTCCAGAGGGGTTTCTTGATTAACTTTTTGTCAGTATTAGACTAGTAGTCCAACAACCGCACGAGCGTCAGTTACTACGCGGCCCTCTTCTACATAACTGTAGAAACCGACCTTCTGGCTACGAGCTAGGAACTGGTCATCAGGAAGAACCTTGACCTGTCCGCGGCTCTCGCTCTGGATGGCGACTGGGCGTAGGAAAGCGTTACGTGTGGAGTCAACACCGATGATTAGGTCGTCAGTTGCACTTGTGAAAGTTGCACTCTGTCCACCAGCGTAATCGGCATACGACTTACTACTGAAAGCTCCGAATAGGTCATTGTACTTACGTCCAGCACCTAGTTCTAGTAGCTCGTGAATTGTCACACCGAAGATCTCCTGTGTACCTGCCCCGCGATAGATTTCCTCGCGAACACTGTCAGGAAGAGCAACGGATGTTGCGGCATAACCAGCACTACTTGTTCCATTTAGGGAACCAGCACGTGTGTTCATTGGCTGATAAGCAAACCCACGGATCTGCTCCTTGATCTCAGGACTGACGAAGATGTCAGTTAGACCACGGAACTGTAGGTTACTTGGAGTACCGCCTGTGTAAGCAGCATTGATTCTACGGATTAGAGTCCATAGCTTGTTCATGTCGTCTAACTGGAACACGCCATTTGTCTGAACACGCTGAACGTGATCCTTACCAAATGTCTGTGCTTCGGCTAGCGCCTTTAGAACAACTGCCCATGCGTTACGCTCTTGCTTTACAAGAAGCTCGTTTGCCATACGCTCTAGTCCAGCGGCGACAACGTCAAGACGTGCGCGGCGAACATAGCGCTTCTCCATGGAGATAGCACTGTCTAGACGATAGGTGTTAACCTTCATCTCGTTCATTCCCTGAACGAAACTACTTGGTAGCCCACCACCGACTGTCTGACTCCAGACGGAAATTGTTCCCTCTGTCTGTCCATAGTATAGGTCAAGCGGGATGGAGGGCTGATCGTCCTCATCAAACTCGATATCACGGTATACTAAACCGGCTGTGGAAGCCTGTAGTAGAACCTGTAATACTACGTCACTAATGAATGCAGCGAATGCCTCTTGGGCCTGTACTGCAACGGTTTTGTTTTCCGATGCAAGGGCCTTGATTAGCTCGATCTGCTCTGGGTTTTTTTCGAATTGAATTTTCATGTGTTTAAAATGTGTTAGTTAGGATTATAGCTCGATCTTTAGAAGGGCGTGTCCAGCGGCGTTCTTAGGTCCTAAGAACTTACCGATTGAAGTTGCTGGGTTATAAGCCACAACCTTAATACTGCCATCTCCGGCGTCGGAAACGGCTGCTCCACTTCCATAACCAGGAGTACCAACGATACCACTGTATAGAACGATACCACGTGTTAGAACAGGAACTGCTTGCCCACTAATGATAACGTCCATTTCGGCCGCTTTGCGTGGGTGGAAAAGTAGCTTCTCGCCATTCTCGTCGTATGTGCGGAAATCCTTTAGAGTTGCTCCGATAACAGAAGCCTTTGCTGTGCCCGAAGGAGCAGCAACTGCGTTCCAAGGAACGTTGAATACGGCAGAAACAGTATTCCCGAATGGGGAAAGCTGTCCGATTGTGTTAGCGTCAGAAAGGTTTACTCCCTGATCAGCTGCCGTGACGAAAGTTCCGCGAGGAAGATCGCCAGTGACAGTGAACAGATTGATAACCTCATGTTCGCTATGGTCATTGTATGGTCTTAATGTAGGCATAAGTTTGTTTAGTTAAATTGTTTTAGATATAATTATCTTTTTATCTTTACACTGGATTTATTGAAAGCGGCACTAATTTTTTCCATTAGGGAAAGCTCATTAGGTGCAGCAGCATTAGGAATTAGAGCTGCTTCGATCTCGACACTATTGACAACCTCTTCAACTGTCTTCTCAGAAGCGTTGGCCTTTTTGTCTTTCTTGTCGGCCATTGCATCTTCATCGGCCTCTACCTCTTCATCCTTCTCTTCTTTTTTGTCGTCTTTCTTCTCGGACTTTTCTTCGTCCTTATTGTCCTGCTTCTTGCTATAAGAAGTCTCGGATGTACCAGTATCGTCCTTAGTCTCTGTCTTCTGCTCGGAGTCCTTTTTGGCACTCTTCTTCTTGGCTTCGGCTAAGGTTGCAAATTTATTATACCACTTGTCGAAAGACTCTTCGTCATTGATAGCCTGAAGGTCTTCGGCAACAATAGTGCGATCAGCATCAGTTAGGTCGAACTCTTCATCGATTAGGGCCATACGGCGCTGGAACGTTGCTTCAATCTCTTGCTTCCTGATGTTCTCCTGTACCTCGGAAAACTCAGCTCTTACCTTCTCACTCTCGGCCTTGATTGCCTCTAAGTCAGTTTTTAGAGCAGCTAGTTCTTCCTGCGCGGCCTTTAGAGAATTCTCTTTCTCTTCAACCTTTGCGGTCCAGTCTTTAGCTAGTTCTGTGATCTTGTTGGAAATGAACTCGCGAACTGCACTAGCAGAAGCTTCCTTCATTGTGTCTTCTGTGATATCTTCAATCTGATTGATTTGCATAATCTTTTTTACATCTTTAATTTCGGAGGAGACACTTTTTTTATTAATTTCATTGTCTTCTTTTTCGTTTTTAGTGTCCTCTGGTTTGTCATAGGATATAACTACGCCCTTGACTTCAGCAGCAGGATTATTGGTAAAACCAATTCCCAATGGTAATATATTACCTTGTAAATTTAAGAAAATTTGCTTTCCAGAGATTGTAGAGATACCGCTTCCGCCGAAAACTTTTAGGTCATCTTTATGCTTTAGTATCTCTTCCTCATCTTCGATTATTGTTGCTTCATTTAGATTCTTGCTTCCCTCAGCAATGTTAAATTCATTGAAGCCTAGCTCCCAGCTAGCGCTAACAGATAGGTATTTATCAGAACTTGGGTCACTACTCTCAACAAGCTCCTCTGCAAACTCAGGGTTTGTAATCTTCCATACATATCCAGAAAGAACTACGTTAAATGGCTCGGTCATTGCAGAGACCTGCTCTAATGTTAGTGGATTACTTGTACCAAACTCACTGAATCCATATCCGGTACAAAAACCAATTACCGTCTTACGATTATGCTCTATATTAAACGGTTTATTTACAAAGTTAGAAACCATTGCTAGTGCATTCTGGGTTCCAATCATATGCCCATTCTTGTTGCCACGATTTACGACAAAGGCATCAAAAGCAACGCCCATTAGATCCTTATTAACATCTAGATCTACGCTATTTGGTAGATAATTCTTTAATTGGTCTATAGAGGCAACAGCTAGATATTTATCCTCATCAACATTTACTCTAGCTTGAACAACGATGCCATCAAAACGGGCATAATACTTGAATTTATCCATGTTTAAATTTACACTGCTATTAGAAACGGGAGCAATATTTTTTAACTCTCTATTGACTATAATCTTATTGTCTTGGTTTTTTAATAACTCAAATGCGCATATATTAACTTGCTTTCCGGGACTGTATTCTAGGTTATTAAGATCAAATCCGGGTGCGTTAGAGTTATCAACAATAATCATATGTATATAATAATAATATTATACACAGAAAACAAATTAATTTACACACGAAAGAACTAGTGCTGCCTCAGCATCTCTTCTTGCTAAAAGCCCATCCAACCCCTTACCTTTCCAAACCCTTTTCATCTTCTGTAATTCTATTGCTATACTGCGATAATCTTTTTTTGCTACTAGATCTTTTATTTCTCTCATTTCTCTGCGACTATCGCCCACCAAACTAGTCCCACGATTAAATACCAGTGAAACAATAGCACCATATGCGTTATCGCATAGCTGATCCAATCCGGGAAAGGTTCTTTCAGCAAGTCTTGCAAATTTTGGCCAAGTATATTTATCAAAGATTTCAATAGCTTGTTTCCATGTTATTTTAATACCTAAACCTGCCACAGATTGCGTATATTCTTTGCCACTTTGACCGGTTTTACCGCTAGCGCCCTGCACCGCCTTAAGCTGATCGCTAGGTAAGAAGTTAAAAATCTGCTGTAGTTCATTAGGTGTATAGTATCCACAATCTATACCAATAGCTAATGTCATGCCACTTGCACCGCCGGGCCAAGTTGGTCCAGTTAAGTATTTTTCATAATAAGATTCGCTACCGCCAACCTCATATTCCAAAACTAAAGAAAGGGCTTTTGCGGAAGGATTTTTCATACGTCTACTTCTGATATATTATAGTCTTCTTCCTTGCCGTTATTAGTTAAAATGTTTTGGTTTAAATTTACATTTTTATTTTCAGTAGACGACTCTGCATTACCTTCGACTGAAGCGCTAGAAGAACTATTAAACCTCAAATCAACAAGTCCTTGCGCGCCAATATAAACAGATATAACTAGAGCTATTTGCTCCATTATTTTAGTAAATATTGTGGCATATGTAGTAATAACTATATCATGATCTTTAGGTATAAAAAACAGTATAGCAACAGCAATAAAAAACATACTAACAATAATCAATAAAGAAGTCATTATAATAAAAAACTTCTTAGATGCAAGATGATTAGTATCCTCCATTTTCTTCTCTAGCTCTGGAGGAGTATTTGGCGGCGCCTTACCGTTTGTTAAAAAGGCTACTGCCGTTTGCGCTATATTGACTATACTATCAAACATTAGAATATAATAGCCCCTAGGATAAATCCAGCTATAAATATACCAATAACTAAAGCCTGCTTAGGATTATCTTTAGCCCACTGCACAATTATACCAGATATTTCTTTTAATTTATTCATATTATAATACTCCTTTAATTCTTAAATAAACTGCGCCAGCAAAAATTATCCAAGTACTAACTAAGGCAGTCCATAATCTTAATATAACCAAATCTTTAGTTATTACTTTTTTCTGTAAATTGTTTAGATCTATTATCATTTTATCTGACATATCTCTTTGTTTTTGTAGCTCTATATCATTAGTTTTTAACTGACTGGCTTTATTTTTATTGTCTTCTTCTAACTGTTTTTTAATAGCACTATCTTTTAGAAGATTATCATACTCAGTAGACCCAACTACCACTAGTTTATCGTTTTTATATTCATCAGGAACTATCACAACCCGTGTTTTCTCTGCCTGTTTGGAATTTTTAACCACTTCTCCAGCCTGATATATAGAATTTATTTTAATAGGATGTTTTGGGGGTTTAATGAACTTTGTGGTCTCATTTGAATAGAACTGCGCCAAATCCACTCTTGCTTTTGCAATAGATTCGTTTGCCGCATAAACATTTTCGCTCACCGCTTCGGACTGCTTTTCCGTATAAATGGTACATCCGCTCATTAATAGAGAAAAAAGCGCCAGTCTAAATATCTTCATATTTTATATTACACCACCAACGCATAAATCTCTACAGAGATATAAATTATTAATTAGTACCATCATCCTCAAGTATGATAGACGGTTCTAGATTATCTACTGGTAATTCAAATTTTATCTGTAAATTATTTATAGATATAAAATCATCGCATTCGGTTTTTTTTCCCACAAATAGATTTAATTGTGTAGACGTTATTCCTTCCGCTTGAAAAAAAGAAATTATATTTTTATCGTCAAATACTAAATGCCACTCTCCTATAGCGGGCTGTTCACTTATACTCCATCCGTTGTCATTAGGTGTAATAATCATATTTATGCAATAGTTAAAGTTGAGTTTAATGAATTATAAGAACCAGTTCTTCCGCCGCCATTTACAAATGTTATATTCGTATAAGTATTTGTCGTAATTCCACTAAGTATTCTATATGATTCTCCAATTATCGGTGCGGTACCGAAAGTGAAAGTTATGGAATCTGTTGATGTCAAAAGCGCAGAAGATAACTTATTAGAAGGATTGATAGGAAAACTTCCCGTATTTACAATATACAGCGCTCCACCAGTTATTGTTGTCTTGCCATTATACGTATTTAAATTCGACAACGTAAAAGTACCATTTCCAGTTTTAATTATAGAGCCAGATGTATTAATATTCCCCTGCTGAATAACTCCGGCAAATGTAGAGTTGGTATTTAAAGCTCCAATTTTTATTGTTGTTCCAGTAGTATTTATTCTTAGTCCTCCACCGTTAGTTCTACCGCCACCAGTTATTTGTCCAAAATTTATAATACCACCATTTAATAAATTAATTGCTGCACCTCCGGCTATATTACGATCAAATCGCCATATAGCGCTATCACTTCCAGCGGTAGGGGAATTAAAAGACGTACGGTTTTGCGTATTATTGTCCTCAAAAAATGTTCCACTAAAATTACTATTATCTCCAGAAAATATTACGTTTCTAACCGGAGCACTTAACGCTGAAGATTGTGTTATTATTCCAGATCCATATAGATTGCCATATATCCCAAGATTACCACTAGTTACTTCCAAAGTTAAAGATCCTGAATATAAATATATATTATTATTTAATGAAGTTGCAGTCGCTGTTTTTAAAGTTGTACCACTAGAAAAATATACAGGCCCACTTCCTAACGTATTACTATCAGACGCCAATATTAAAGTTCCGCTATTTATATAAGATTTGCCAGTATATGTATTATTGCTGCTTATTGTTAATGTGTCGGCACCATATTTATTTAAACTCCTATTCCCAGTAATTATTTTAGATATTAATAATGGAGTATGTGCATAAAAATTTGATACCGAATCTGTTTCAACTATTGCAGATGAAAGTTTAGATCCAACATACAAACGAGTTGCACGATTTAAATTCATTATGAGGTTATAATATAAAGAACGTTTGGATTTGGAGTAATAGCATTATATTCAGTTTGTGATATAGTCATTATTCCATTTATAGTATTATTTCCACTAATATAGTTTCCTGTTAGTGTGCCACTTAATGAAGTAATCGAAGATGCTAACGTAGAACCAGTCGTAGCTAGATTACTTGTTAACGTGGTGATATTACCAGCTAACGTAGAACCAGTCGTAGCGAGGTTACTTGTTAACGTGGTGATATTACCAGCTAACGTAGAACCAGTCGTAGCGAGGTTACCAGTTAATGTACCACTTAATGAGGTAATCGAGTTGGAAAGTAATGATAATGAGTCAGTTAGCCCAAGTATTTTACTTTGCTGTATACCGGCATTTGCATCAACATCACTATCAAATATACCAGTTGCCGGAGTTTGGTAAATACCATTAATTACTTTAACGATACCATTTCCAGCCACCGAGGGAATGGTAGTATGAACATGTGATGGGCGATAACTGTCAAAATATAAAGTTACTGTTCTTGTTGAGGTTACATTTTTTTTCCCAAAAAGTTGTATATAAATACGCTCATTAATTGCTATTCCAGTTTGCGGAACAGTTACATTCAATAAATATTGCGATATGGTTGTTCCGTCATAAAGATAAACATAATCAGAACTAGCCAAATATCTATAAGTAGAAGTATCAGGATTATAAATATTAACTACCGCCTTAATGGCTGTTTCTGTTGCATTATTGCTATTAGTGTTTGCCCATATATTAAAGTCCCAAAGCCCCGGAGGAATATTAGTAATACCGGGATTTCCGCTAGGAGTTACAAATCCCATTACTAATACATCAGAATTTCGCGGAACCAAATCAGCGCTCTGACCACTACCGCTACCAATAGAGTAATCTACTCCTAATAAACTATTTTTAAAATTTCCGCTACTTGATAGTCCGCCAGTTGGTAAAATTCCAGATTGGTTTATAAAATCAAAATAATAAACCTTACCTCCACCACCATTACCGCCAGCGGCAACCGCACCCGGCACCCAAGCTGACCCATTCCATTGTAACGTCTGACCATTCTGTGGTGATTGTGCACTAACGGGATTGCCTTGCAGTTTATCTACTCCGGTTATTAATTGGTTGCCACTTACCCATACTGATCCGTCTGTATGTATTTGTGTCGTTCCGTTCGCAAATGAAGCCGAGCCATTCGAGTTAATAAGAGCGGCACCATCATTAAAAGATGCGCCACCACCAGTTAAAAATAGTATTCTACTATAGTTTGGATTAGGTCCATATTTGTCACCCATACCAAACTCAATACCCTGTAAAGAGTCTATGCCCAATTGATTAGCACCGTCAGTGCTATAGAATAGTGGCCCAACCCCATCTTTGCCAATACGAAAAGCCGTTAGAGCAAGCTCCCCCCCAAAAGAGCCAATATATGCAGTGCCAGTTGGATCATAGTTATCAGAATTAAGGTAGATAGTCTTAAAAGTGGGAGAGCCTGTAATATTTGACTGGCTGTCTCCAGCTGAACCAGTCATTACTGGCACCCCATTCCAATATAATGATGTACCGTCAGGAGTATATAGAGCACTTCCCGTATCAGTAAACGGCCCATTGTAATAAGACCAGTAATCTCCGGGAGTTAATTTTAAACTATTTACATAAACTGTTCCTGATGTACCAATGACAGTCCAGTCGCCCGAACCTATAGCTAATGACCCATCACTTTGCAGGCGTCCCATTTTGCTATTCCATATAGTAGGTCCCCAATTTAACAAATTAAATGCTACATTATCGCTAGTATTTAATGATTGATCCGCCGTGATAAAACCACTTGGGTTATTGTTAGGGTAAAAGGATCCAGTTAATAAGCCAGTTTGTGCGGTTGTTACAAACCCGCTCGGGTTAGTTTTTAGGTAGAAATTGCCGTATTGTGTGATTGGCATGAACTGTCCAGTCTGCGCCTTTAGTACGTAATTGCCTGTCAATGTTCCACTTAAAGAAGAAATCCTAGACGAAAGTGTTTGTCCGGTAGTCGCTAAATTAGTAACTGCCGCCGCATAGCCGCTTAGACCAGTTAGTTGCGAATACGTAGCAAACGCAGCATCTACGGTTGCTTCAAAACCGCTATATCCAGTTAATTGAGCATAAGTAGCTAGAAGATTAGTGACACTCGCCTCATACCCACTCAATCCGGTAAGCTGCGCATAGGTCGCGTAAATACCAGTAAGGTCTGCATTTAAAGCATATGGCGTTAAATCAACGCCCGTAATATAACCGCTCGGATTTGTAGCTGCGTAGAACGCTCCAGTTTGATCGACGGTTACGAACGACCCAGTATTCGCATTTAGCGCATAGGGCGTTAAATCAAAGCCAGTTATTAATTGTCCACCGTTGCTCCAGAAGGTGCCATCGGCGTGGATTTGGGCCGCTCCACTGGCAAATGATGCCGAGCCCAAGGAATCGATGGATGCCGCTCCATTTGCAAAAGATGCGGAGCCGTCGGGGTTAATTTTTGAGACCCCTGCACTTAATCGTGAAGTAGAGATTCCCGCGATGGAATTCAATCCGTTGTAAAATTCTAAATCTCCGTTCAAATCAGATTGATAAACCGCAAATTTGCCGATAGTAACTCCCTGCGCCCCGTTAGTTGTCAACCCAAAAAACGTCGGGTTGTCAGTCGTATTGAGAGATTGGTTATATCCAGTAATATAACCACTAGGGTTATTTACGCCGTAAAAAGCATCCGTTTGATCGACAGTTACGAACTGTCCAGTATTCGCATTTAGCGCATAGGGCGTTAAATCAACGCCTGTTATTAATTGTCCACCGTTGCTCCAGAATGTGCCGTCGGTATGAACCTGCGCTGCTCCGTAGGCAAACGATACCAAGCCATCTTGACCAATCGTGGTCGAGTAGTTTGCAAAAACAGCGCCCCCAAGGCTGTCAATCGATGCATAACCATTTGCAAATACCGCTGAACCATCGTTAGCCAACGCAGAAATTACACCGAAAGCAGTTGGGTGTTGCACATAAAGCGGATCAACGCCCAATCCAACCCCACTGAACGTCACATTATCCGTCGTATTGAGCGACTGGTCATATCCGGTACTTAACTGGTTTCCACTAAACTGTATATTACCTACAAAATTTTTAATTCCATCGACAACCTGATCTCCTGTAGTAAAAACTAAATTAGGCGGAACTGGCGTTCCGGTATACGCGATAACTATATAATTATTTCCTGTATCAATTGAGATATTAACTCCACTATTGCCTATTATACTAACAATACCCTGTAAACTATTTAATGTTTTTATTCCAGTTATGTTAGTTAGGGCTTTACCTATAAAACCCGTAAGATCTCCACTTACTGATACAGGAAGAAAGAATCCGCTGCCGTACTGACCAACCAAGTCGGCAACGTTTGGGTCTAATTGGTTTTTTTTGATTAAGCTAATTGGCATTTTATTATTCCTCGTTTATTTGGCTATGCATTAATAGAATTGCAGTTTTTACGTCAACCCCATGGCGCTCGGAGATTTCTTGTACCTCTGCTAAATTATCGTTAACTTGTACTGGCTGATTAATATATGTAGCAATACTCTCTATCCAATTTTCTGGAGATTCATTTATTGCAATAGTTTCAGCGATTTCTTTAACAATCTCCTTTTGCTCTTTAGCTAGTTTTTTCTTATTAAATTTTTCTTTTAAATAGTTTTCAATGCTACCCTCTAGCAAATCAAACCTAGCAAGGTTATTGGCTACATCTTGTGCGCTAATTTTCTTCCCAATTCTACCAACATTATTTACTGATTTTTTAGTTCCGCCACCCGGTGGCCTACCTGCCATACCCCCAGCTCCACCAGTTTTTTGTTGCGTTGTCTGGGGTTGCTGACCCAACTCAACTTTTCCGGTTTGTGGGACAATTAAGTTAGGATTATTAAGCAGTGGCTGGTACAGTCCCTCTTCATGATACTCGTGAAGTTTCTTCTGGCTCTGCAAACTCTCCTCTGGAAGCGGTAGCCTTCCCGTCTCTAGGGCCGTAATACCCTCTTCTGGAGTTAGTACACCAATTTCCATCATTCTTGAGTAAATTCTGGCAAGATTTGGATCATCTCTAAAGTCCGCATCCTTGAATCGTGGAGTTGGTATAGACTTAAAGCCAAGCTGCTCACCAATAAATTTTATTTCTGGTAGCAAGAACTCGTTAAGAAAAACTTCTCTAGCATGCTTTAGTCTAGCTAAGAACATCTCTACCTTCGTAGAAGAATTTGCATATTTCTCGTCTCCAACTAAAATATTATTTAAACCGTTCTTAATATCTTCGTTAACAATTTGATATTTCTTGGGATCTAATAGCTTATCTACTTCTGGGATTACAAACTTTGCGTTTGTAGTATAATCGGTAACTAAAATACGCCCAACACTCTCATTTTGGAAGATTGCTTTTAAATTATTAATCTGCTTTGCAGTCGGCATACCCATCTCATCATTGCCCATTGTTACCAGAAGGATAGACTGCTGAATCGTACGGCTAATTGCCATATCAATGTTTTTTAGCTCCTGCTTCCAGTTAATATCCTGAAGCACTGGAAAGCCCATCGGTACGCCAAATGGCTCGTATGGTTGCTTTTTATAAAAGACCGCTTTGACACGATCTGGGTCTAAATAGAAAACTAAATAAGTTTGAGATTGCGCTGTTTTTACTGTCTCCTGTAGCTGTCCAAACTCTTGAATTTTTTCTGCGATCTTCTTCTCTTCGTCTGTCTTTGGATTAGTTAAGACCTGCATTTCAAAATCATTTAGCACCTTAACGTATCTAGGGGAAATAAACGAAGCTGAACCAATAGACTGAATATCTGCAGGGTTTAATATAATATATTTAATAGGAACCTCTTTCTCTTTCGCGGCTGTTAATACATCTGTAATTGCAGCCATATCTTCTCTATTAAATACGGCATTTAACTTATATAAAAATACGTTTCCACTACGATAGTATTCACGATAAAAATCATCCTGCAGTCTCCATAGGTTTACCCTATTTGCCCATGCCTCAAAGAACTTCTTTGATTGTGCGTTGCCACCGGTAAAGTAAATAGGCGAGCAACTAAACTCGGTCATTAAATCTATAGTATTACGGAATACAGAAAAGTTATAATACGCTTTTTGACAGAGAATAATTGCATCTCTAATAGATACGTTAGAAGTATATTTTCCTCTAGATGCGCTATATATAAATGGAACAACACCACCCTCAATATTGGAGTACCTTTCGGCTCTAGTTATCGTTGCGGCGCGGTTTCTTCTGGCAGACGCAGGGCCATTATTATAATTTGTCGTCTCGTCATCATAATAGTCGATAGAAGCGCTGACCTCAGACTGAGAATCTAGCTTCACAGATCCTTCTATCAATCCCGGTTGAACAAAAGAAACATTCTTCTTCTTACTTTCCGTTGTTGTAGATGCCTTTATTTCCGAACTGCCCGAACTTTTACCTTTTTTAGTCATACAGCAATATATTATAACCGTTTATTACACTTAAATCTTATTTTAAATCAGTACGGCTACGAATTCTGTATTTTTTTTCTTAAAATTATCTGGCGCCATTATATCAAAATAACATTTTACCGCCCAATTTCCAAGCATTAAAGTGGTATAGTTATCCTTTCTTGCACGGTTTACGCTGGTAGACTTTCTAAGATGCGATGGCAGGTCAAAGCTCTGTGTTCCTCTGGAAGTACTACTTACCTCTACGTTAGCGCACTGGTCTTTAGTATCTTTAATAATAAAATCCTGCTGTTCTATAAAATCACGAACAGTAAGCTTCTTGGTCTCATATTCATTATCAGCCCTATCACCTATTCCTCTCGGATAAACGTAATCCATAGGAAGATTCATAGTAAACATATTTTCAAGTATATCTGGATGGTTACTCGCTCTAGAAGCAAACCATATCTTTTTATGATCAATACATGTCTGTAAATACGAGTTAGCTCTACCTAAAAATGCAGAAGTAAAATACTGCTTAATGCAAATAGTGCCCAAATCAGTATTATATTGTTTGGCACAATCTTTTAACATATTCATATAGTCCTCATTCTCCTTATCAGAGTCAAAGTCTATAAAGCCAATCTTTTTATTCATTCCCTTGAAGAACTCGGAATTATTAACTGCATCTATAAATGTATCAGCACCAGCATGATCAATAATCATAAATGTAATATTAAAATTCTTGAATATATAGTACATATACTTAATATGATCTTGCAATGACGCTCCAGCAACTTGATACCCATGAACTAATACGCCCTGTTTCTTTTCCTCGTCAAGCTCTATAACGCTCATTGCAAAATAGTCAGCGCTACGAGAAGATGAAAAGTTAGGGTCAACAGCTAAAACGTATTTCTTACCCTCCTCTCCTACTATTTTAGTTGTAGGATACTCTCCATCTGGAATTGTACATAAGTGCATCTTTTTTGGAGAAAAATAACTGTCTCCACCATCAATAAATCTTGCCGCATACTCTCGAAGGAACGAATTATGTGAACTGCCGCCGTTTTTAGCTAGCTGAATTGCCGCCTGATCTACCATGTGATTAGGTAGTGCCTCATAACTCAACTGTGAAATAAAATACGTTCCGGGCAGCTCTCCTTCTTTCGATTCTTGGTCTTCTGGGTGCTCGATTAAATGCGCCCATTGCTGATGAACTTGAAATAAGTGTTCAAATGTATAGCTTGCAGAACTCAATGCTAACATCTGAGAAGTATTCTCAAATATCTGCCTATCATCAGGATGTAACATACCTTTTTTTATAAGTTCTTCCTCAAGTCTTCTGGTTCTAATACGGTCACTAACATCACGAGGCGAACTCAAGAATGGCATGAGAACGTTATCAATAATATCTGGGGGTAGTAGTAAGAACTCATCAAGAATAAGAACGTTGGCACGTATACCACGAATTTTTTCTCCAGTTAAAGGAATAGCCGTAATACTACCACCATTGATTAGCCACTCGTATTGATCATTACGCTTCATTTTATCACCAAAGCATTGCCTAAACAAAGAGGCCTCAGGCGAAGCAAGAAACTTTTCAATTTCATTAAACATTCTTCTAGCAGTACGAAAGTTAATAGACGCAATAAGTATTTTAGTACCCGGCTCGAATATACATTTAAGAATGCAATAAATTGCCGCACAAAAACTCTTGGCACAACCACGGCCCCATACTAACATGCAGTAGTTACGGTTAAAAAAAGATTTAATAGTTAATTCCTGATATGCTTCTAATGTAACCCCTAGTCCAAGCTCCGTAGTAAAGCCTATATTATTTCTTAGAAACTTGGCAAGCGTAACTCTCGCCTCTGCATCGGAAAGTTCTCCCTTAATCTCTAATAGCTCCTTATTAACATCTGTAATAATTTTACTATTCTGATTTCCAGTTATTAAAGCCATGAGAACCCCTCCTGTTCAAACCAGTATTCTATATCTATGTTTCTTACAAGCTCGTTCATCTCTAGTATAAAAAGAGTTTTTTTTGATGCCTCGGCTTTTCCATCTGCAAATACAAATTGTATATTATCAAACTCCCTACAAAGCTGTCTCATATGATGCATTATATAATCTCCAGAGCAAGCCCCAAATCTTCTCTTGGCATATAGTACTGTTTTTAATTGACACTCGGTTACAACAACTATATAAATACCCATTTCGGCGGCACGGGCCATTTCTCGTTTAAAACGCTCAAACCCACCGCTCAATGTAGAATAAAAATCACCCAAGCTCTTTCTTTCCACTACGACTTTACTTTCAGTTGATTTAGCATAGTCACCACATTCTAGTTTGGAGTTTATTATATTTAACCCCTTGAATTTTAGGGGTTGCTGCTCTCTGGTATCTACAACAATCTCGTCACCGGTATATTTAGTAAAATCTTGTTGAGTATGTTTAACAGAATAATTAAAATTATTTTTTAATCCTAATGATCGGCATATTTCCGAGAACTCCTGCTCACAAACATACATAAAAGTATCCGCCTTAGGCAAGCAAGAGATAGTCTTTAGTTCTGACTGTGTTGGGGCCTTAGTTAATTGCTTTATCCTGCAATATGTTTCCAGTTTACTTTTTAAATAGTCACATGCTACCCGCTTGTCAACCGACTGTAGCCATTGTTTCATATTTCTTTTATCTATAAAGTCAACAAGAAAGTATTGCTCAAATGACTTGTACTTTATTAGCTCTCCAGTATGAAGATCTTTTTTATTAAAGTTTAATGGAAAATATTTCTCTGCCGTTTGCTGGTGAGATTTTATATGACTGAGAATCTGTTGCTGCGAATTATATTGCGAGCCACAAATTTTACATCTTAAATATTTATCGTAATCTTTTATCATCCGTTTACCATTTCGTCAACGTTTATGCCGCGAATAATTCCCTTAAGTTCGTCCATTGAAGATAGTCTCTTGGCTTCCTCGTTAAGATTTTTCTTTTGGGCTTCAGCTAGAACAAGAATGCCCTTTCGGCGCTCCTCGTCCTTCCATGCTTGCACTAAATTTAGTATACTCGCATTTTCTTCTTGTCGCTGAGCTATTCTTTTTGAGCGGTCATCAACTAGCGACTTATACAATTTTTGCTGTCTTGCTCGGCACTGATTATACTCGGTCTGTAAATTACTTATAGCCTCGTTTAACTGCATTTTAATATTACGCCCCTCACCATCACTAGTACTGTTCCGCAACATATCACGTAAGTCTTCTACTTGTTGGAGAATCGTAGCGGCAGTAACAACTTCGGTACATAGAACAATAAACTGGTCAAGCTCTTCTTGGCTTAGGTCTGGCTTATCATACGTATACCGTATAAATGAATCTTCAAATAACTGTCTATCGTTATTAGTCTTATAAGTATTTATTTGATAGCAAAAACTAAATGTATTAAGATAGCGTTGCAACATATCAACCATCTTTTGCTGGGATGCCTTAAGAGAATCTGATGACCAACCAATATTAAGATACTTATTAATTCTAAATACCGTCTGATCTGATCGCCTAGGCGGAAAATATGCGCCGGAGGTAGAATCGGCGCCTCTTTCAGATGGCACGTACATAGTATTATCTAAAGTGTCCTTGGGCGCATCGGGATCATTCTTTTGAAGCTCTTGTATATATGAATTAACCTCTCTGCACTCTAACGTTACATGTGTCAATTTATCATTATTAAATAATGCCTTAGCAAGATCTACATAATTTTGCCCTTTATAGTTATTTTTAATAAACTCTTTTTGCTCATCGGTAAGAACTATCCTTTCTCGTTGAGTAACGCTTTTATTCTTATATTCAATCTTATTATCCAGAAGGAATTGCTTTACAAGTCTACCCTCTTTACTTCTACTATCTATTTTTTCGTCATTATAGGCGTAAGAAGTAATTTCGGTTAGCGTCGCGTCTGGATTTAGCGCGAGGCAATCTTTAATTCGTTGCTGTTGCTCCTCATAAAGCACTGCCGCTGTTTTTTCTATTTCATTACTCATGTTACCTCCTTAGCTAATATTCTTGCTTTCTGTAAAATTTTAGATTTTATCTTACTGATCTGTCTGTATGCTGGACGCCCATCTTTATAGCTAAGCTTATATCCCATTTTCTTTGCAATCTCGGCTTCGTCAAAATTTTGTAAGAACATATACTCATAAACTCTCCATTCTATTAACGATAAGTTCTTTTTCATTAGTTCATTAAAAGCTGGTATAATTTCTTCTATATTAATATCTATTTCTTTAGATTGTAGTACTGACTCTAGAGTGGTTTCGGGGTTCTGTGCATTTGGGCTATTTATACTAACCGGAAACTTAATATCATAAGCAGATTTTTTTGTTTTTTCCCATTTTGCATATGTTGAACAGCTTCCGTTTTGTGTTCCATATAAAGAACACCCATATTCTCCAGTATTAAATTTACATTTCAAACACGGTCTGGAAAAATTCGAATAATGATTACGCAACATGTTGGTAATCTGGTGGTTTATAACCTGATTTAACCATGGCCTTAAAGGTCTAATATTGTCCCACTTATCCCATTTTTTATGTATATGTATTCTTAGTCTTTGTGATACGTCTTGAAAATCCATCCAAGAAATAGCAGTTAAATGCCAACGCGATTTTCTTTTATTAATTTCTTCATCTATTATATCAATAGACTGCTCAAAACTTGGTCTTGTCTGATTTGTCACGCAGTTTAGTCCTGTTGCCTTGAGCTACCCGCTTCTCTTTTAAATTCCTCTAAAATAGAATCGACACTTCTTTGTGGCGTATTTGGAAAATCGTTATTAATACTACTAGCATCTATGGGTTTATAATTGCTTGCATACGATTGAGTCACTATGCTCTCAAAAGACTCGGATGTATTTCTCGTTGCTTGTAGTTTAAATTTAGGTTTTATTTTAGCAAAAGCACTAATATCATAACGCTCCTCTTCGTACTCGTCTGTCTCTATCGGATCAGACTCGTAATCGCTATCATTGTCTTGTAATAACTTATATTTTAGCGATGCTCTAGCTGGATTTGGTTGTAATTTTGGCTCAGCTTTTGTGACTGGTACAAAACTAGGAGCATTTGGCGTAGACTTTTCTTTATTTTTCTCTATAGCCTGATCATGTGGTGACTTATCTTTTTGCTTGGTCACCAAACTAAACTCGCTCCCGCACTGGGAACAAAACTTAGGTAGTGCTAAAGCGTATATAGTGGGCTTACCACATTTGGCACAAAAATGTTTCATAAATTTTATTGATACACTTATTATCAGTTAATTACACAGAAAATTCTAATTTCTCTTTAGGGTATTATTATAGATATGCAAGAGTGTAATTAATCCTAGTATGCGATCAGTAAAACAGTCGCCTCTTTATAAAATAATAAAAAAGGATCTAAAAGAGTACGACGGTAAGATAATCCTATACAAAGGAGAGTATTGCGGCGGAAACGATAGATGCTACGGCATGTTTGACTTTAATAGTAAAGAGCAGCCAGTCTTAAAGATCGCGGTAGGTAATAAATCTAATGAACATTGGTTTGGTATACTTATTCATGAGTATTGCCATTTTTTACAATGGAGAGATAATACTAAAATATGGAAGCAGTTTGAGGAGTCTAATTTTAGTATAGACGATATAATCAATAGCCCCAAAAAGCATAAGAAAGAGCTTTTACTACTTATGAAGCTAGAGGCAGACTGTGAAAGACGTGTTATTAAATTAATAAAAAAATACCGTCTTTTTTCTGTAAAAGAATATGCTCAAGAAGCAAATGCAGTATTATTTAAATATGGTTTTCTATATACTGATGGCTATTGGCCAAAAAATAATAAAGAGTTACCAGAATGCTGGACGCTATGCCCAGATAGGATACTCAGGTCTCATTTAAGTTACCTGAATACCCCTCTAGACTTGTACGATATATATACTAACTCACAATCTTAAGCCTCATATTCTCGAACGTCTCGATAATATAGGACAAGATCTCAGAACGCACAATGTCTTCCTTTGTAAACTCGAAAGTATGAATACCATGCTGTTTTGCAATATCAGTATTAAATGAGTTATAAACACGGTTAAAACCGCTTTGTTTAATATCGGACTGCTGTTCGTCACCGATCACAAATAGGTTAGAAAAATTAGCCATACGACTCATCACTAATAGAAAGTCTTCTACTCTGCAGTTCTGCGCTTCGTCCATGATAAACGAGGCATTAGAAATGTTTAATCCGCGAAGAAACCCTAGTGGTAACCCTTTGATTCGGTCATCTGCCATTAAAGCCCTAACTTGTGGTTCTGGAAGCAGTTCGTGAAGTTTATCCACAAGGGGTTGTATATATGGAGACATCTTCTCATCTGTAGTTCCTTTAATGTAACCTATTCCATGAATAGAACTTTCAACAGGAACGCGGCTATAATATATTTCAGCAGATTTCTTTTCGCTAATTTTCTTTAGGGCGCAGTAAACAGCAAGTAATGTCTTAGCTGTACCAGCGACTCCCTTGACAATCATTACTTTAGTATTTTTATCTAGGGCTACCTTAAAGAATTCTTTCTGCTTATCTGTCCAAGGCAATTCTCTTAATGTTAATTGTATAGTAGTTTTAGTACGTTTTTTATCTACATACGGAGAAGTATCTTTAGGTTGATCTGCAGATTTCGGTGGAGTTTTTTTCTTGTGACTCATAAGTTTATAAAATTGTATTATTTTCTGGAATTAAAATTCTCCAGAGAGAATATGACGAAGGGACAACGGTTCTGTTGGTAGGCAGTAAACTCTGTGTGCTTTATGACCAACTTTTTCACGAACTATATATTATTACACCTCATGTAGCTCAATATTTCCTTCTTTATCGATTGTAGCAAAACTACAAGTTTTATATGTAAAGCATCCTGTATTTGTGTAGCAGATTGATTTATCCGACACAGTTAATTCTCCATGATGAGTGTGTGAGCATATTATCGCGGAATATCCATTATTTTCCGCGTAAGTTAATGCATTCTTCTTGACACGCTCGGCCGCTTTGATCCAGTTCTTACTTCTTTTCTTAAAGAACCTAGGAATGCGCTGTTCTTTTGGGTCTACAGCCTGTAGCCAGTAATATAATCCAGTTGCGATATTTGTTATTAAAGGGTGGTCTCCAATAAACGAATCAAACTTGTCTCCATGAGTTACGCATATTGTTTGGGCGCCTATTTTAAAAACACGCTCAAGCCCATGCTTAAAACCTATAAACTCAGACAGTAAACCGGAAACTTCTATATCGTGATTCCCGGCATTCCAATAACAGTTACTATGTTTAGTTAATTTACTCAGTGTGCTGAGTATTTTCCAGTCTTGTTTTTTTAATTTATGAGTATGGTTCACATCTATTATATCACCATTTAATATAATATTTTTTGCCTTATATTTTTTTATGACATTTTCAAACTTTTCGGTCTGAGCAACTAGACTAGTAAGATGAAGATCACTGACAATAAGATACTCGTATTCTTTCACTATATATATATTACAAAAATATTTTGAACATTCCAACAAAAGTTGTGTCTCAATATTGTAACATTTATGAAAATACCAAACACAGCTAGCTCTTTAATGAGCATTTCACTAGTACCTAAAAATGGATTACCTTCTGCCTCTTGGTTTGGGGATAATTATCCAGCCAATACAGGAGATAGTCTAACCGTAGGCAATACGCACTTAGACGCGTTCTGGCCGATTGATAGGTGGGCGCAAAGATGGCCCGATCTATTCAATCAGTTTGATGCGATAACTAGCCCGAAGTTCAGTATTGCCAAACTCAACCCGTGGAAGGAAGAGGGTGAAAAATATACTTATGAAACAGAATTACCCAGATTCCGCGCTTCTAGCTTGGACGTATCAACCGAAAACGGCTTGCTACATATCAAGGCAGAGCAGGACAGCCTGAAGTATTATGACAGCGTTACACTACCAAAGAACGCAGATGTAGAAACAGTAGATGCGAAACTAGACCATGGAGTACTATATATCTCTATTTCAAAACTCGCCGCCGCAAAGACGAAAAAAATAAAGGTGCAGACGGTTAAGTAATTTTTATATTTAACCTTCGGTTGGCGGGTCAGACTCTTGTTTGGCTCGCCAATTTTTTTTATAACTACTAACCTTATCTAAATTATTCTTCTGCCATTCGCGCACCTGCTTGACGCGCTCTTCTTTAACTATATTATACCTAATTTTTTCAGCCCGGCGGCAACACGCTTTACACCAAGCGTGAAGCCCGTCTTTACTGCGGCGGTTAACGCTAAAAGAACACACATCCAGTTCTTTTTTACATAAGCCGCAGGTTTTATTCATATAAATGCTTAACTATTATATAATTACATTAAAATTGCTTTTTGGGCTAGAATATATTATAATACTATAATAACATATATACGACAAAAAACGTCGTATATTAATATTAAAACAAAATAAATAAACTTATGAACAAGAGCGCTAACAATAATAATAAATTAAATAAAAATAATTTTAAATTGAATGAGAACGTGGAGTTTCTTGAGACGCCGGTTAGGAATTGGCGTTATGGACGTATTATTGAATATAATAATCTTAACCGTAAGTATAAGATATATAGTGGCACTGATATCTTTTGGGCCAAAGAGGTTCGCGTTGGCGAACGGGTTCAGCTCGAAAGCATTTAACAGGCGCCCGGATGAATTGGTTTAAAAATAATAAGACCAAGGGACAATTAGAGGCAGAGGATTTTGTCATACGCGCACTAAAAAATAAGTTTTTATCATTAGCCAGTAAGGAGAACTATCCTAGAACTCCAGAATTAACTAAAGATTTGGACTATATAGTAGAAACAATAAGAGAAATGGAAGCTGAAAATCTTGAGAACGAGCAACAATAATGCCCCGGCGAATAAAAATTAATTTATATATTCGTTTATCCGACTATATAATAATATTATGATTAAAAACCATGCAACTAAGAAAAAGATTTCCGGTAGTCGGCGTAAAGGGCGTGGGGCAGGACTGGCGAAACCTGACCCCACACCAACGCCGTCCGAGTGTTCGGGCGCGCCGAAATATAACGAGAGGCGCTGCTGTAATGGCTGCGGAACGGTCAAGAAAGCCGTTAAACGGCGCCTGTTGGCCCCTACGCCAGAAATTGTTAGGGAGCCCAGCTTTTGGCAGAAGATATTAAACTTCTTCTGGAACAAGATCAGTTAATAATTAATAATTAATTAATCTATTCTTTTTCTAATAGCCATAGAAAGAATTTGGCTACTAGTCTTTTTAGATATGCTTGCATATTTAGACTTACTTATTATTACACGCATATGAAAAATAATAACCACTTTCCCGAGAGCGGTAAAACCATTGTTATCGCACATGATGGCATAGGTGGCAATTATTTTCATTTTACTTTTAATTTATGTGCACACGCATACAAGCAAATACAATTGTATCCAGAATCAAAAATATTATATTTTGGAGAGTTTAAAGACTGGGCGGAGTTATATGCGCCACTGACTACTAGTTATAAAAGCCCATCTGAATTACCATTTTATGACAGGCGACACGTGCTAAAAACCGCAGAAGAATATAATTATAGCGAAAATATTATACCAATACGTATGCAGCACCATGATTTTTCTTTGGCAAAAGAAATTGCCGGTCATGTTTCGCGCAATATATTAATAGGAGAAAAGCCTGTACCCAATTGTGCGCTAATTATACAAAGGGACAAGTCAAATAATACAACCTGTAGAAATTTTAGTGAAGAATGCCTTAATAGTATAAAAACAGAAATGGAAAAATATTCGGACAACGTTCATGTTATCTACCCGGAAAAGATGAGCGCGCGCGAACAAATAATTGCATTTAATAGTGCCAAGTATGTTGTGGGGGTTCACGGCGCCGGTTTAAGCAATATAATGTATATGCAACCAAATACTAATGTTTTAGAGATAAGAGCACACGGTTATGATTATCCACTATACGAATGGCTAGGAAAAGAGGTTGGAGTTAAATTTACTAGAGTACTAAGTAAAAAATACCCAGATCCATTACCAGAAAGTATGAAAAATAGCGATGGTAGTATCAACCATCTTGCATATAAGGACGTAGAAATAGAAAATACTGAAGAAGTTATTAGGCAGTTTATGGGGTAGTCGATTAAATCACCGCGCCCGGTATTTTTAATTTGATAATTATATTAATAATTAGTTATTATACTGGTTTTTATAATTAGTGGGGGGTTCTTATATATTTAGATCAGTTTTACTGCTCGCACTGGCGTCGAGCGGTGTTCGAGCCGCTGATTTATTTATTTAAAACCATTCAAAGCGGCGAGATTTCTGAATTAGATAGGTATTTTTATTAGGGGAGAAGGAAATTGGACCCACCCGACCGCTTCCGGGCTAAAGTCAAGCACTTTTTTTCAAAAAAGGGGGGGGATTCGCGTTGTCATACGATTGTCATACAATGCTTGGCGGGGTGGTGCGGTAGCGCACACGAAAAAAAATAAAAAAAGTTCTTGTGTTTTTGTTTGGATGCTGATAGGATGAATCCATGAAAGATAAGAACAAGCAAACGCTAGAACAGAAGATGGTCGCTCGTAATCTCCTCATCGCTGAGGCGAACAGGAAGCAGGTCGAGAAGGTGATCGCCTACATCATCGCCAATCCTTCACCATACGGCGCACTTCCAATCTGCATCAAATAATCGTTGACACAATCACCTCAATCTCTATAATCACACCATGAACAAAGAAACCAAACAGCGAATCATCGAGCTTCGCAGAATCGAACTCAAGAAGCAGGCAGAGGTCAAGCGTAGCTTGTGGGACAAGGGCTTCTGGATCCCAAAGAAATAATCGTTGACACAATAACCACATTCACTCATACTCTAACCATGATCACCACAATCTACACTCTCTCACAGAGCTTCTACAATCAGTCATGCCGCCACGCTCGTCTAGGCAACACGCTTCGCATGAAGGCTTACTACTACGCAAGCAACGCCTTGCTTGAGGCAAAGACCTTTCTTCAGTCACGCTAACCCACAACACAACAACACATGAAACACCACATCGAGTCAGTCCTCATCATCGCATCGTTCCTCGCCTTCGGCTTCCTATCGCTGTCGGCTGTCGGTCTCATCGTCATCACTCTTGAGATTCTCTCCAAGTAATCACATGAAGATCATTGTCTCACTCCTAGCACTAGGCAACATCGCTTGCTTCATCGGCATCTGCTACTTCGCTGACCAAATCTGCAACCACTAATACAACAACCAACACAACATACCATATGAACCGCACAGCACACATCGCAATCATCTCACTCGCCCTCGCTATCCTCATCCCTGCTACATCACAGGCCAAGACGCACAACAGCGGCATCTCTGGTCGTGGCAGTCGTGGCACATCGGGCCACTTCGCAGGCACTAGCAATCATCGCCATCACTAATAGCTTGTATGACAATAGTCCAACAGATACAGCTGAAGCGTCACGTAGCGGAAACGCTACGTCGACGCGGTATCAGGTTAGGTAGCAATAAGGCGTACGAAACCCGCGTATATAACATATACGCCAGAGTGTGGCAAAGGCAGAATGCGTAAGTAGCTCAGTATCAACAACTTACAGCGCCGGGCCCCGCCTGGCGGCGGTTGTCTTACAGGGTAGTATAACAGAAAGCCGCCTCGCCGTCAAGCACAATCGTCAAAAAAAATTCACACAAACGAAAAAAAGATCTTGTGTTTTTCAGTGTTCTAGGCTATGCTCATAGCATGAAAGATAAAGAAACACTCAAAGAGGTAAAGCTAGTCAGCAACTGCTGTGGCGCAACGAATAGCCCACTATCACCCGTTCTAGAACAGAATGGCTTCATCGCTCTCTGCAAGGATTGCGGAGAATGGGCAGAGTTTGAACCAGAGGAAGAATAAAAAAAGAAAAAATAAATCTTGCAATAATCGGAAAACCTGACAGAATAGAATCATGAAAAGAAGAAAAGCCCCCAAACAGAATCCCCTAGAAGTTCGCCTCCTTGCCTTTGCTAAAAAGCTGGAAGAGATCACCAAGGCGAATCAAGCAGTCATCAACAATCTAAACAACTACATCGAAAGGAAATAAAAATATGAGATCATACAAATACCCACTCCGTAGCTTCAAAGTCGTCTGTGGCGGTGAAACGCCAGAAGCTAGACACGAAAGAATCCAGTCCGATCTGATGGACAGGGAACAGAAGCGAATGAACAAGGAACGCTTCGACGATCCGATCATCATGTCGGGAACCAAAGATCAGCAAATCGAAAATCTGATTTTTGCGGTTGGAACCTATGAACAGGATCTGGCTTTCTATCGTAGACACACGAAAGAGCTTGAGCAAAAAATCCGTCAATTAGAGATGCAACTCAAAAAATAGTTCTCGACAAATCAACCCTCAACACTCATACTCTAAACATGAAAATTGACATCACCAACAACACCACACAAGAACTCATCCTCCGTTCCATGAACGAGAACTCCCTCTGGCAGACGATGGAGCAATCGTTCACAGAGAACGACATCGCTCCCATTGTCGCTCGTCTGAACTATCTGTTCAGCTACACCGCCGCACAGATGGACTACTTCAAGGCAGAATGGAAGGAAATGTACAACGACTGGTACTGGGAGAACTGCCCAGCAGAATAGAATGAAAACCGAACGATTTGCGATACAACTGAAAGATATCAAGGTAAGACAGCCGTATGCACCTGTACAACGCGCTGTTCCTAGTAAAAAAATCTACAGGCGAAAAGAAAAATACCAAAAATAATATGTACAAATTCATCACTGATCCTCGCTTCTTTAACTATGTCATTATGTCCCTCTATGTTATCAACGCCACAAGATGGGCGTTTGCTGGCAAGTTTGGTGATGTTAGTTACTGGGTTTCTGCCGCAATGATAACTGCCTCAGTCACATGGGGTTACAAGCATTAACATAAGTAGCTGAAGATCAACAGCTTACAGCGCCCGGCCCAGCCCGGCGGCGGTTGTCTTACACAATTGTACCATGCACACCATTGCGCTGTCAAGCTTTTTTCTTTATGGCACGAAAAAAATTCAAAAAAAAGTGTTGTAATCTACGATGCCGGTGCTATGCTCTAATCATGGAACTACTAATCGACCCTAAACAATTCGCCGCTGAAGATCTCGCCGCTTACGCCTCTGAATACGAGGCTTGGCTCGACGAACTGGAAGCCATCGTGCAAGAGCATGGCAACCCGAACATTTGGGTTGACTGAACAATAAAAAAGAATTTTAATTACTCTATGAACCCCGAAACCACACCAACGCCGAGGACTGATGTCGAAAGAAACAAAGCCTTTTGTAATTTAAGAACCGATTATGAAGCCTATGTATACATGGCTAACCATGCCGAAGAACTAGAACGCGAACTCGCCGAGAAAACCAACGAGGTCGCAAGGCTCCGTGAGCTTTTGGAAAGGCTATGCGATTCCGTTGCCGAAAACTGGGATGAAGGCATCGCAAACTATTTTGGTGAGGAAGCCAACAAGCCCCACAACTAATAAAAATACCAACACCGCATTCAATAAGAATATGAACAACACCACAAAGCAAATCGGTATCATCGCAATCGTCGCCCTCACCTTTGGTGTGATCGACTCACTCGCAACCTCCCTCTACTGGGCGCACCTTGCTGTCAAGCATAGTGCCGCAACCTACGAGGCTAACTCATGGGGCGTCCCTTCCTTTCATTGGAACGATGTCTCCTACGCACAGACTCCGTTTCAAGATCCAGAGGCATATCGGATCAAGCAGGAACAGGAGTTCAACAAAACCATCAAATCCCTAGGAGTAAAATAATGATTAAGAAACAATTCACCAAAGCAGACTTTGATCTGATGCTTAACGCTCTTGAGGAGCATACTGCCGGTATGCCTCCGAGGGAGGTAATGAAGAAGTTGCTTCAGCTTCAGCTTGAGCGCGACTGCGCGATCAGTATCGCAGATGCACTCTGCAACGCTACTGGTGATATCTCGCATATCGTTCGTGGCTTTCAAGTGTTTCGTGAAACTATCGGTGCTTGACACCATAACCAAAAAATCTTTTAATCAGATTATGCTCACCATCACAGACCCCGAAGACGAAAACCAGCCCGAAATCTACAACGACGAGCATGAGCTAGGTCACACCCCTAGGGACATGGATGAAATCCAGCCCGACCGCTACCTAGAACAGCAATACGAAGACCGCTTTGATATCGGAGGTGACTATGAGAGCTGATATCTTAAAGCAAGTGCTGGACTCTGTTGATCCAGACGCACTTAAGGTTGATGGGTTTGATAAGGCGATTATCGGCACAGCCTATCGCTGTGGTCTCAATCGTGTGCTGGCATATGATGTCAATAAAATAATCAAAAAGCTAATATCCCAAGGAATGAATGAAGAAGAAGCATGGGAATACTTTGAATTTAACATCGAGGGCGCGTACATGGGCGAATACACTCCAATCTTCATAAAAGCCTACTAATCAACGACTTACAGAGCCGGGCCCCGCCCGGTCAGTCGGTCGCCCCTTGCGGATCCGCATTGTATGGGCCTCTAGAGCTACCCTGTGGCCTCTAGACGAAGTAGCCCGTAGACCCGCATAAACACTAGCCCTGCAGCTGTCAACACTTTTCGTTAAAAAAAAGTTTCACCTAGCCGCATTTTTTTCTCGATTTTTTTGTGCGTCCATGATACGCTTACAGCATGAACAATAAGAATACTCAAACCTCCCAAGAGTGGGAGATCGCTCGTTACAATCGTGAAGCTCAAAAATGGGCTTCCCGCAAAGCTCGCTGGAATGCTTGGAAACAAGCACAGAAAAAAGTTACCGAAAAGTAATTTTGACGCTTTACAAATCAACCCTTAACCCTCATAATCATACCATGAAAAATAAGAACACCACACTGAACTTCACCAATGTCTGCAACATTCGCACCTATCTGATCCTTGCCATTCAGGGAGAGATTAAAGCACACAAGGAAACCAAACGCTACTGGGGAATCACTAGCGGCATGACAAAGATGAGCCGCAACCGCATCGGTGAAATGATCTCGGCATACAGGGCGGCAAAAAATATCAAAATCGACTATTGACATCTTGCCCAAAAATTGTAAAAATAGAATCACACTAAACAACAACAACAAACCCAAAACACAAAAACAATGAAAACCAACCTTAACCTGTTCTTCACGAAAATCGCCTACAAGCTGGGCCTTCTCAATACCTACAAGATCGTCTACAAGGCAGAGTCTAACCGCTTTGAGCCGAAAGAGTATCAGGTGTCTCGTCCGTTTGCCAAGTTCTTCTACAAGGAGGATCGTGGCACGAAGAATCCCGCTGGCGAGGGAATCACCTGCTATGTCCCTGCCGTGGATGACATCCGCAGGTTCCGCTTGGATCGCATCGTTAGGTTTGAACTGATCGCCTAAAATCTTTGGTGATAAAGGTGTACGAAGCCCGCAATAGGGAACGCACCAACGCCAAACCAGCAAAGTCCCGCTGGCCTCTCGACTACACTGGAGGTCTGAGTTAAAAGGAAGTCGTAAAACACTCAGGAGGGCTCCAACTTTCTAAAAATGGATTTAAAATCACGAACAATCTGCTCCGACTCTGGAAGGTTCAAGTCTGGAATTGCCGAGCAAAGAGACTGCACAATCCGAGCCTTGGCGACAAGTGCTGGCATACCTTACGAGTATGCCCACAAGATAGGCCGCGAAGCTGGTAGAAAAAATGGTCATGGATTTGATCCAAAAAAATTACTTAAATATGCTAAAAAGGAATATGGCATAACATACAAGAAAAAGCGTTACAAAAGTATCACGATTCAGAGGTTCATTAAAGAGAACCCAACTGGTCGCTACTATGTCGCAACTAATAAACACGCTTTTGCTATCATAAACGGATCAATTCACGACCTAGGATTAAATCGTCCACTTCAGAGGCTAGAAGAGGTCTACTTAATGACAAATAACCGCCTAACATACCTCCGAGAGACTCAATCGTTCTAAGTCACTACAAATCAACGACTTACAGCACCGGGCCCCGCCCGGCGAGTTGTCATACAATGTCGAAGGCTGATAAATACTGGCTCTGCGGCTACCCTACCGGCTCTAGACGAACTAGCCCGCGGAGCCGCATAAATACTGGGCCTGCAGGCTGTCAACAAGTTTCTCATAAAAAAGTTTTGCCCAAACGAAAAAAACTTCTCGCAATTCGTGACGGCATCGGATAGTTTTGAACCATGACAAACAACACAACCCAAACCACTAGCACCGCCTCCAACGCCTTCGCCTCTGAAGTCATTAGCTCATACGGCAACGGCCTTGCCTTCGGACTCTCTGGCACTCGCGCACAGATTGAACGATCTTTCAACCGCTACTTTAATCTCGGCATCGCTGGCGCAAATGTCACAAGCAACATTGACGACGAGGGAGGATGGGTGAGCAACGGACAAACGCTTGGTGATGGGTTCCTTCACTACATCGGAGAGAGCTTTGCATACTTTCTCACGACAGAAGCCGACATCATCCGTGGTCTTACATGGGAAAACATTCGCCTCTGGCAAGATTCTCCGATCAGCAAGCAATACAAAGGCAAGTCGGAAAAGTTCAAGACTGATGCCCTGCAAGCGGCACAGGACACGCTCGACGCAATCACACGCGAAAACTTTATGGGTTGGGCAACGGATACGGAACCTGCTGGCATGGCTGTCCGTGAAGGATCCTCTGATTGGGATCCAGAAAATTGATCGTTGACACTACGGCAAAAAATAATCAAAATCATAGAACCATGAAACTCCTATCACCAAACAACACAAAAATCCGCAAAGGCGAAAAACTCGGTTGGCTCACGCTTGGCCTGTCTCTCATTCCCTACAATCTTTCGGGAAAAAACTTTTGCTCTCACGCTTCGGAAGGTTGCGCCGCCGCTTGTCTCAACACTTCGGGCATGGGCGCGTTTTCTAATGTTCAAGAGGCACGATTCAAAAAATCCCGTTACTTCATAGAACAGAAAGACGCTTTCCTTGCCCAACTTAAAAAGGAACTCTCTCTTGCCATTAAGAACGCGAAAAAGAAAAGCATGAAACTTGCCGTGCGGTTGAATGTCCTCTCCGATCTGCCGTGGGAAAATCTGATCGACATGAGGGCTTTTCCTGAAGTCACCTTTTATGACTACACGCCAAATCCCAAGCGCATGATTGCTTTCATTAACGGCGAGCTTCCCGAAAACTATCACCTGACTTTCTCACGCAAGGAGAACAATCAACACCTTGTCGAACTATTCGCCAAGACAACGGGAAACATCGCCGCCGTGTTTGCTGGCAAACTTCCCGAAACCTATCTCGGCAAGCCTGTCGTGAATGGTGACGAAACGGATCTCCGATTCCTCGACCCGAAAGGCGTGATCGTCGGCCTCGTTGCCAAGGGCAAAGGAAAAAAGGACGATTCCGGCTTTGTTATCGCAACCGCTTAACATCGTGCGCCATGACCTTCATACTAATATGCTTGTTAGTAGCGCTTGCAATTCACTTCAATAAAAACAAATAAAAAAAACAAACGAAAATGCGATAACTTAACATTACAGTACCGGATCTGCATAAGTTGTTGAATATCAGCGACTTACGCAGCCGGGCCCCGCCCGGTCGGTTTGTCTTACGCTGTAGACCCGCATAGATACTGGCTCTGTAGGTAGGGGGTAGGCTGTAGACAAAGGTCGCCATGGAGCCGCGTAAACACTAGCTCTACGGACTGTCAACAGAAATCGCACAAAAAGAAATCGCAAAAAATTGTGAAAAAGGTATTGTACCGAACGCCAAAAAGTAGGATGATCAGAGAGTCATGAAAACACTGAACCTCACACTACACTGCGGCGGTCACGAAGTCTCCACGGAGCAGGTCGCCAACTCCATCACCCCGAACTCCACTGATTCGTGGCATCCGATCCCTCACTCGCGCTTGGTCGAAGGCCTGCGCGAAGTCGTCAACACTGCTGGCCTCGAAATCGTGCAGGAGCGTCACGCTCTCGCTCGTGATGGTCAGCGGTACTTTGGCCTGTTTCAGGTCGGAGGCCTCAAGAACTTCTCGCTTGCCGAGACTGTTGGAACTGTGATTGGTCTGCGTAACTCGCACGACAAGTCGTTCCCTGCTGGCATCAACGCTGGCTCCGCGCCTTTCGTCTGCGACAACCTCGCCTTCCACAACGAGATCAAGATCGCTCGTCGTCACACAAAGTTCATCCTGCGCGATCTTCCGATGCTCCTCGCTGGCGCGTTCGGTAAGCTCACCAGCGCATGGGGCAATCACGCCAAGCGCGTCGAGGCCTACCAGTCCTGCACGATTGCGGACAGGGACGCTCACGATCTGATCGTGAAGGCCTATCGTTGCGGCGCGGTCTCCAAGACTGCGCTCGCCGATGTGGTGTCCCAGTGGCACGAACCCGAACACGATGTTTGGGGTTCCGAGCGCAACCTCTGGGGCCTGCATAACGCCTTCACCAATGTCCTGCGCGGTAATGCAATGGCATTGCCTCGTCGGTCGGACGCTCTCCACGCCCTGCTTGATCCTCTGGCAGGCATCGCGGCCCAGCAAGCGGTCGAGGCACAGGCGGAGGAGGCCGAGGCAGTGATCGTGACTGCCTAACATCGGCAACTAACATAGGGGGGCGGCAATTGGGCCGCCTCCCTAAGTGGTTGAAGATCAAGGACTTACAGCGCCGGGCCCCGCCCGGTATTGTATAGTAAGACAAGAGATGTGTCAAGCTTTTTATTAAAAATAAATTTTTATTCATAGAAGATTTTTGTTGTGATATGGGCAAATTGTAGTATGATGATCATATGAAAGTAACCCGTACCTCACCTTTCAGTAAGATCACCCGCACCCTCGACCTCAACATTACCGAGGCCCAAGTCGAGGCCTACGCCAACGGCGCGCTTCTCCAGAACGCGTTCCCCAACCTCAACGCCGACGAGCGCGAGTTCTACAAGACCGGCATCACAGGCGAGGAGTGGGATCAGCTCTTCGGCGGATCGGAGGACGCTGTATGAAGAACCGATACATTGTAATACTTCTGTTCTTGGGTCTCGTCGCCTGTCATTGTATTCGGGGAATATGGTAATGTAATACAAGGCAGGCCGGGCGGGGCCCGGTCGCGTAAGTGCCTGATTATCAACAAGATACAGTGCTTGACAAGCATCCCAAATAGTAGTATACTAATAATAGTGGAAATACAAACAATCCATCAAGTTAGTAGCACAGAAACGATATTAGTTTCTGATGTTAGGGGACAGGGATACCCAGAAATTGCTATTTAGGGGGATATCGGGCGTAAATCCCGAGCCTATTTACTAAAAATCTCGGTAGCAAATACGCATTGACTATTTGCTCAAGTTGTTTTATAAATGGCAGACCATGGAAGCAATTTTAAAATTCACCCTACCCGAAGAACAAGATCTATTTGAAGCGTCCTGCAAGGGACTGGATTGGAAGATAGTCGTAACGAATATGGAGCATTATATGAGACAACATATAAAACACTCTGATGACTATGACTCTATTAAGGGTATGGAAATGGCTCAAGAGAAACTTTGGGAACTTATCAGTGAAAATAATTGTGTGATGTAGTTGACACGCATGGCAAAAAAGAATAAACTATAAAAATGAAAGACCCTATCACCATCATCCTAAACCTACTCGGATTCGAGTATCGCAAGCCTTCTCTGTTGCTTATGCATATGCATGATGTCACGCATGAGAATTACCTTCAGCAACTCAAGCGTCAGGGTCGATTCTACCAGTATCTTATCAAACAATAAATTTTATAGGGTTAGCGGAAGTAGCTCTCGATGCCCTGCGCCCATAAACCTTAACCACACTACACCATGATCGTTCCAGAAAAGATTACCGACTTCAATCGTACCGAATCAGAATTAGAAGAGTTTCTTATGTTTGCCATCCTTGTTGCTGGCAAGACCGCAAAGACTCAAGCGCAGAAGCTAGAAGAGTTTTTGTCCACAAAAATAGACAGGGGTTATAGCAATCACTCACCATTTGAATATATTAATGCATTACTAATTGATAATGCTTTAATGACAGAAATGAAGCGGCACAAGCTAGGTCAATACAATAGGCTAAAGACTGCATTTCAAGGTATTGTTGATTTTGCTTATAAGCTCAAGACCATAACCGTACAAGATTTGGAGTCCGTTAAAGGTATTGGCCCCAAGACTGCAAGGTTCTTTATTCTACACTCTAGGAAAGAAGCTAAGGTTGCGGTTCTTGACACGCATATTCTAAAGTGGTTGCGTGAGCAGGGTTACGATGCTCCAAAGACTACACCATCTAAAAAGAAGTATGGTCTTCTTGAGCAACTCTTTTTAACTGAAGCTTGGAAGCGGGAGCTATCTCCTGCAGATTTAGACTTGACCATCTGGAAAAGTTATGCCAAAGTATAGAAAGTTGTAATGCTACTTGGGGGCAAATGCGACGAGCAATCCTCAAACCGTCTCAAGTCGGTATCCCGCACGATCAACGGGAAAAAAAGCAGAGAGCAAACCTCTGTCTATGGGGGAAACATAGATCCTCTGGTTGGTGGGGGGAACATCAACTAAATCCCTGTGCAGTTGCAAATGCCGAATCTCATAGAGATAGTCCCCGACGGGGGAGCAGGGATCTCTTTTTTATAAGTCATTCTTAATTAAGGGGTTACAAAGGCTCTCCCCGCCCGGCGCCATAAGTCATTGATATGTAAGGGGTTACAAATTGTAAAAATAGTTCTTGTAGTGCAGACCAAAAAATGCGAGTATAGGATCTCACCCACAACACCACAACACCATGCAACTCGACTTCATCGGCAACGCAATCTCAACTCCTAATAACAATGCAACAGAACAATCAAGATTCTGGGATAATGCTTATCATATCATCCCTACTAGCCGCCCTAGCCTTAATACTACGAAAGTAGATAAGTTTTTTAATTCAATTTTAGACAGCGAGATCAAGGAGTATTCGGAGTATTGGGACAGCGTTGTTCCTCGTAATGCGTCCGAAGTGTTTCAGCGTTGGTTGTTTGCCTTTATGAGCGTTCATACCTCATGGCGTTCCAACATTAACGGATACCTAATGATCCGTAACTGGTGGGAGTGGCTCAATAAGCCAGAGGAGCTTGAGCGTAGGATCGTAGAGAGTGGTGCTGGCCTCCATAAAAATCGTACTAAATTCATTACTGCGTTTGCTGAACACTATTGGGCTAATCTTGATTTCTACAAGAAAGCTGATGACGAATCTTGGGTAGAGTTTCGTGATCGTCTGGTCAAGAATGTTCTTGGCCTTGGTATGGCAAAGGTTAGCTTCTCACTTGAGATGGTTTATCCTTCTATTGCCGAAGTTACTTGTATGGACACTCACTTGTTCCAGCTATTCGGGTTGGATCAGTCCAAGGATAGCAAGCAGTATCACGCTATGGAGCGTCATTGGATTCAAATGTGCAAAATGTGGAATGTTAGTTCCTATGTTGCCCGTTGCATCTGGTGGGATCGCAACCAAGGCTACACGGATAGCCGCTACTGGAGTTTTGTGTTAGAGAAATAGGGTTGGGAATAGGCGTAACTCGTTTGTGGTGAGCGGGTTACGCCGCCCGGCGGGGCCCGGTCGTGTAAGTGGTTGGTTATCAAGCAAATGGAGCGCCGTATTGGAGTCGAACCAATCTAAGAGGTTTTGCAGACCTCCGCCTAACCGCTTGGCTAACGACGCATGGTGGAACCAGTGGGGCTCGAACCCACGACTAACGGATTAAAAGTCCGATACTCTACCAGCTGAGTTATGGTTCCAAGAGTGGCGCATCGGGCAGGGATCGAACCTGCGACCAAGAGTTTAGAAAACTCCTGCTCTATCCACTGAGCTACCGACGCATAGTGCCCCCGGAGGGATTTGAACCCCCAACCAATCAGTTATGAGCCGACTGCTCTGACCATTGAGCTACAAGGGCGAAATTTATATTTGGTAGCTGTGATCGGATTCGAACCGATACTGGAGCGATTTTAAGTCGCTTGTCTCTGCCGTTGGACTACACAGCCATAGTATCATACTACAACTACTTGTCCTTGGGCGCAAACTCTTTTTTAGAGATCTTGGGGACGCAATCCAGAACCAACTGCTTGTTCAGTCGCGCCTCTGCGACAATCGCATCCCATTCCTCGTCCGTTAGTCCCTTAGGACGCTTTGCCCTAAACTTGGGTAGTGAGGTTTGAGTTTTAGTGATAGATGGGTTTTGCCAATAGTGCATAATTTTAATTAGTTTTTTGGATGAATGGTTAATTCAAGTGTAATATCATTATATGAAGATTTGCGCTAACTGTCAAAGGAGTTTTTCATCTTGTTGTAAAATAGATGGAGTAAAAAAGAATTTGGGTGCAAGAAAGTTTTGTTTAGAATGCTCCCCTTGGGGACATCACAATACACGAAGCATAGGTAAAAGAAAAAACTGCGTAATCTGTTCAAAAAAATTAGAAGGCAATCAAACTATTTATTGTTCTAGATCATGTACCATGAAAAAAGCCGGTAGATGGTATAAACAACAAAAAGATCGTGCTATACAGAGAAAGAAAGATCTCGTTAATCAGTTGGGTGGAAAATGTAGCAAATGTGATTACAATAAAAATTTGGCGGCATTAGATTTTCATCATTTAGACCCATCTAAAAAGGAGACGCCAATGAATCTAAGCTTTTTATTAAAGATGAATTGGGAAAAATGTCTCAAGGAAGTATCTAAATGTATTTTGCTTTGTGCTAATTGTCATCGAGAACATCATAATCCGCAATATGAAAATTGGTAGTCCTAGAAGGATTCGAACCTTCACCACGCAGGCGTCTCCCCGCTTACACTGTATAAGAGTGCCGTTCTGCCGTTAAACTATAGGACTATATTCGTTTATTATATAGTATTTTGGAGCTATAGTCTAGTATTAACAATTACCAATTGAATAAAAATCCATAGCCTCAATATTCTATCCCCGAGCATATTCATCTGCGTCCTCTTGGCAGAGATGGCAGCGGAAAGTTGAATTCAGTGGATTAGTCCGGTCTTCGTTAATAATAAACAAATCCAAACTTCCATCAAGTACTTGGTCTCCACAATATGTGGTGTCGCAGTCCTTGCAGTAGAATCTCATGTCTGCAGTGACGCCTTTAGGTGATAGAACGGGTGCGCTCATATTAAGAAACTATTCCGGTAGTTGTGCCGTCTGGATTGTGAGCGATAATCAAGCTACTAGCAAACCCACGCATAATGCATCGTGGTTGTCGCTTTTGTTCGTGACTTTCAATATCAAGACCGATTGTTTTAATTTTATTCACAATACGGCATGAACCTTCCCAGTGGATGGTTATGACATTCCTGCCCTGCTTGCGGGCTAGAGGCTTGTTGTAGTGGTAAAAGAAACGTTTGGGTTTGGGTGTAGTCATATTTTTATTTTTCTGTGGTTATCTCATGAACAATCCTGCCGTTAGCAGGGGAACGATACGAACAGACATAAGACAGTTTAGGATAAGTATAGATTTTTGTCATATACGAATTCTCATCTGCTGCCCATCCGTAGTTTGCAGTATCTGCTGACTTGGCTCCAAAGTGTTTTTCAATGAAACGCTTTTGTGATTTAAACAGATTGCTCATGACCCTTACTATACGACTAGTTGGGAGTTGGCGCAAGAAGATTTTTACAATTTATTCATGTAAACGAAAGGTGACTTTCTATGCATGTCAACGATCATATACAAAGAATCTTTATATGTGTAAGTCTTTGACTATTAGACGCTTATGGCGCCGGGCCCCGCCGGGATGTTAGTTGAGGTTAAGTTCAATAAACTTTTTCCTATATTTTTCAATTAATGGGACTACAAGATGCGAGAATCGGCTATGAACATACTGATGGTGAGTTGGGCATAGTGGAATAAGATTTTCTGGTTTATTGTTTTTCTTATTTTGATCATGATGGTGAACCTCTACTATATTTTTCTCTTCGCAAATGATACATTTTTTTTCATGCTTATTAAAGCAAGTGGTTCTATACCTACTTTCTTTCCAGTTGCCATTATTTTCCCCAGTTCTAAACATTTTATTAGAACAAGAGTATGAGCAGGTTCTTTTATCTTCCTTTTTTAATGTAATAAAACTCTTATTGCAAATGGGGCAAACTCTTTCCTCTCTACAGCTCTTTATTCTACAATCTTTACAGGTATATGAATCAAGATTAATTGATTTTAATTCATAGGCAAACTTACTTACCTCTTTCAGGCATGAAGTGCATTTTATATTTGGCATATATACTATTACACTACAAAGAGGGGTTTGAGACTAAAAATCTCGAGATGGGGAGACTCGAACTCCCAGTATCTTGCTCCCAAAGCAAGCGCCTTAACCATTGGGCCACATCTCGTTAAATGATTTACACGGAAATGCCGCCCTCGATACCCCTATCGAGAGCGGCTATCCCCTTACCCCTTAACTCTTCCGTGCTACAAACCTTCCCTTGCCGTCCCTAACATTGTGAAAGCGGTCACCATTAGGCTTGCGTCCGTAGACCTCGCCATCATGCTCGCTCCATTCCTGCTCGTAGTCGTCATCGTCCCCATTGTCATAGCCATCGTAGTAGCTATCGGGAAGCGGAGCGTCATACACACCCACGACCTCGTAACGAGAAGTCCTCATCTTCTGGTAGTCGCAGTCGTGAGGAACGCTAACCACATCGGCAGGATTAACCTTGACGATCACAACCTTGCGATCACTACCGCCAAAGCTAGTAGCATACTCAAGCGAACCGACATGGAAGCCATAACTGCATCCAAGGTTAGCATCATCGCAAACCGAGTTGCGAGGCATTGACAGGATTTCTCCAACCTTGTTAGAGAACTTGCCAGAGTAGTGATCCATCCAATCCTCACGGATGCTCTTGTAGCCGAGGAAATGACCATCTGGCGTGATGGGCATATTACCATGCTCAAGGAACGAGTAGAGTTGGCTAACGCTCCGACGAGAAGGATTCTGCATCAGATTAGTTAGGAACTTGACCAGAGGAGTAGGCGAGATTCCATCCTTGATAAAGGACAAAATCTTTTCCACAATAGTTCCATGAATGACTTCACCATTGAAGTAGACATGACCATTGATAACCTCAACCTCTCCTTCAGACCAGTCCTGCACAGCAGTTGCCGTGTCGATAAGGTCGAGGAGTTCAGCTTCAGACGCATCATTCTTGATAGCGTCGATGATTGCGGCCCAATTCTCGTGTGAGCTTTGGATCGTGTAGGGAGTGCCGTCCAAGATCGCAGTAAGCGAGTGGTCGGTCAGAATGTATGGGATGTTCATAACTCCCTCATCATCGTCTTTTTTGTGTGTGGCGGCAAGCATTTTTTTACAAAAAAAATCGAATGTTCATAAAGCACTGATTATCAACAGGTTACAGCGCCGGGCCCCGCCCGGATGTTAGTTAAGTTAAATGAGTTGGGAGTGGAGCCACACCACATAGCTCCACCCCCGTTCCCTCACCACAAATTGTTAGCTATTCAGATAGTCAACAAGAGTCTTGATAGTATTATCGTTAAGGTTCCAACGATAGTAGCGAGTATCTAACAGCGTCAGCATAGGCTTGGCCTCAACTAGCTTCTTGTAGAGTTGCGTGATACCATTAGCGATATTCTGTGTCTTGCCAAAGTTAGGATCAAGGTCAGCCTTCTTGACTTCAAAGACATCAAGCTGATCCATCATGGCGAGGGCAGTTGCAACCTTGCCTGTCTGACTGCGATTCTGTGAGTTGATAGAATCAAACACACTCTTGAGAACTTGCTTCATGCCATTATCCTTGATACCAGCAAGCAGGGTGTTCTGATGCTTTGGCTGATTGATCTCGCAGATACCACCGATGTTTCGGATCTGTGGAGCCGCAAGCGTATTAGCAATCGCAGAGGTCAGGTCGAGATTGTTAGTCTGGACGAACTCGTTGAACTTCTCAATCGCAAGGTCTTTAAGTGAAACCCATCCGTCACCCATCTTCTTGATCTGTGACTGCGTGACACCGACAACCTTCTTGGAGTCGATCAGTCCCTTGAAGGATGACAACAGCGAAGAGAGGCAGGAAGGCTCACGATTGGATTCAATCGGAACAAACTTGTAGTTGTTCACTCGGACATAAACGCCACTACCATCCTTGAGGTCTGCCTTGGCTTCCTCCCAAGCGTTGCGTGAACGCCATGAGTTAGCATCGTCTGGCTTGAACAGGAGAACACCAGTCCTAGCGGTCTTGGTTGCACTACCAGTTACAGCATTAGCAGGGATAACGATTGACGAGGCGAGAATGAAGTCATCGTCACAGAATCCGTTCAGCTTCTTGATCTCGGCAATCTGCTTGTCGTAGCTACGATCCGTAGCTTTGATCGTGCCATACTTCTCGTCCTTGCCGACGATCTTTACGATCTGTGGCGTGAACATGAAAACCTTCTTGTCGTTAGTCTCTGCGTAGTAACGAGAGTGTCTAGCACCAGAGTTGTAGTTGCCAAGGTCGTTGAAAATCAGAACATGATCTGGCCTAGCTTGGAACTCTTCAGTCTCGGACGCATTGATATTGCCGTTCCAGTTCTTCTGATAACGCATAACTCGGAACTTGAGCGTCTTGTCGGTTGAGCGTGTGCGAACCGAAACATAATCATTGGTCAGCTTGATACCCTTGTAGGAAAGGTTAGTGAACAAGCTACGGAGGTGATAGAAACCACCGACCATGTTATCCATCTCGGATAGCATACGCTTTGCCGCATACAGGCTATTAGCCTTGCCGTTAATCTGTTGCTGGATCTCTGATACGATCTTGTCAGCGATTACAGAAATCTTGTCACGGAGATTCTTGAGCGTGTGAGGGGTGTATTGAAGTCCCTCACGGCTTGCCGCCACATCCAAGTCACCGATCTCAAAATTGATGACCATAGAGGTATTGAGGATTGTCGAGATAGCCTTGTCTTTCGGATCAGAAAGGTTCAGCTTCATAGAGTGACCCGCAATCGGGTATGCGATGTTACCCATGACAGCATGAGGCACATTAACATTCTGATGGTATGCCCATCCATCACCAGACGAGATAGGGTCTGCCGTCATCTGTTCCAGTTCGCCCTTATCCATGCCGACGATAGTAGGCTTAACCTTAAAGAATCGGAGATACTGCTTTACCGACTTGGCAAAGTAGGGAGCATCCTCCATCTTAACAGGAATGACGATCTCAACACCATTAGGCTCGGAAGTATCAGAGGACGATAGCAGGGCAATCTGTCCGATACCAGAAGGATCAATGAAAGCGTTGTAGGAACGCACGACACCATCCGTGAAGCTATTGATAACAAAGTTGTCACCATAGGCAAACGCACTCTTGGAGCCAAGCCCAAGCTGACCGATAAAAGCGTTGCTCTGACGCTTTGTGCTTTCGCCGTAGAAGCAATAAATGTCTTGAATGTCCTGCTCGGACAAACCACGCCCGAAGTCACGGATCTTGAAAACCTTATTGAGAGCCGAAGGTAATGATACTACAATCGGCGTATTGCTATTGCCAGCCTCGACATTGGCATCGTAGGCATTGGCAGAGTATTCACGCACAACAGCACCGATCTTGTCGGTGTAAAGCTGATTGCGTAGAACATTGAAGATGTGAGCGAGTCCAGAGTCTTTGATGCCAAAGCTAACGGCAGACTTGATACCCGAAGTGGAGACTGATGCGGTGTTTTGTGATGTAATCATGGTGTGTTGTGTGAGTCCTCATAATCGTCTTTTTTGTGTGGCGTGGCAAGCAATTTTTACAATTTTATTCCGAATAGTTGTAAACGCCTATGTTTCAACGGGTTACGGGACCGGGCCCAGCCCGGCTTCGTAAATAATTAATAATCAACAACTTACAAAAGTCCTAAACTAACCAGTATCAATAGTATTGTTTCCATAGTGATAAGTATATATATCCATGAGGTTATTTAGATCGGGCTATTTCGCTATTTCGGGTTCGCTAATTCGCCTTTCCACGCTCAAGGTGAAAGGTGTAGTCGCCCAGTAAAACTTTTATTTGCGCCTCGCCCTGTGCTAAATCCGCGAACTCTAGGTCATCAGTAGTAATCTTCTTGCCGTTACCTAGTCCGATAACCGAGTTGGTTTCCTCTGGATAGGGGTCGAGGAATAAGACCTCTAGCTCCTTACCCGCCTTGGTGACCGCAACCAGCGTGTGATTGCGGAACACCCCTAGAATCTCTTCAACGTGCTTGCTGTTCGACATTTTATGCGCACTTTGCGACGAAGGTTTCAACCTTCTTATTTCCGACACGCTTGAGCAAGTCTGCTCGACCAAGGAAGATTCGACCATGCGGCTCACGCAAGGTGACGATTGCCCCGACGCGCTGGCGCAGTCTGACAATCTTGCCATTGTAGTCATAGATACTTCCGTTTTTCAGTTTCTTTATGTTCTTCATTGTTTTGTTATTTTAATAATTATTGTTTAATATGTCAATCCTTAAATTGCATACATCTCATACTCTTCTTCCTCTATCTCTTCTATGTCTTTTACGTCCTCAACCTCTGCTGGGGATAGTGTGGCCACCTCTTGCATCTCCTGCAGTAGCTGGTCGTTGGTTAGGCTGGACTTACTCTCGTGGAATAGTTCCTCTCCGTTGTCTAATGTTACTTTGTAGTATTTCATTTTGTTTTATGTTTTAAAGCTATTGCTGCTAGTATCATTGATAATAATAAAATAAATATGTTGCCCCCTGACTCGTTATCGTTATTCATTCTCCTCCAGTGTAATGGTTTCTGTGGCCAGTTGCAAGTGCGTAGGTTGGTCAGGGCACTCATTGTCGAGATTCCTGAGATACTCCACGCCCTTGGCAGTAATGCGTCTACCACCCTGTGCGACCTCCATTAGTCCGTGCTTGAGCAAGTAAAGCTCAAACTCGCTACGCAGGGCATTACCAGACAAGCCGGTAACCGCACTCAAATTTGTGAGCGAACAACTACCACGCTCCTTGAGAACCTTGAGTAGCTGAAGCTCAGTATTCTCTAGGCCCAAGGGTAGGATGCCTAGAACGCACTTGAGTTCCTTCCACGCCTTGTCGTCGATGTCATGAATGTTGTGCCGCTTGGCAAATTGAGTAATGTTATCCTTAGCCATAAGGGTAGCGTTACGAGCGTTGCCCCTACAGGTAGAACTAATCTCCTCTAATACTTTAGGTGAATAAGTAATATCATCAGAGTTATTCTCTACAATCTTACCTAGATCAGAGTAATTATATTCCTCCATATGAATCATCTTACAACGATCCTTGAGCGGAGTAATAACCTTCTGTGGGTCTGTAGTGGCAAAGATAAAGCTGACTTTGGTAAAGTCGAACTCTATGTTGTAGTCATCAAACCGCAAAGTATTCCTGTTGTGTTTGTTGGGATTGAGAACAGTCAGTAGGCAAGTCTGGACGCTCTCTGGCATCTCGTGCGCCTCGTCAAAGAACACGGTAATGTGCTGGTCGCGAATGTATGTCAGGGCGATATCCTCTACAAACTGTCTAACATTCTTTAGAGTGGAGCAGTTGATAGTCAACATCGGCTTGACACGACCCAGAGTCTTGGATCTGAGGTTCTTGGCAACCTGAGTTGCTAGCATCGTCTTGCCTTGGCCTCGCTGACCGACCACAAACAAGTGTGGCAGGATCTCGCTCTTCTCAAAGGCATCTATGTAGAAGGATAAAACGCGCTTGGTCTTGTCCTGCCCGATCATTTCGTCAAAGTAGTTTTCCATACCTTGTTCTTAATTTATTTTGTTGTGTGGGTCAATACTTTTTTTTAAAAAACTTCGTCATCATCGAAGCTTTCTAACTCTACGGAAACCTTGGGCACGATGTCCGGTTTCTCGGTGTCTGGCTTATTCAGCTTCAGTACATCCTCTGCTAGAGACTTGATCTTTTCAGGGACCTGATCAAACGTATCGAGTTCCACATCGCTCTTACCACCAGCAACCGCAGCGATTAATGCATCCGGTTTGGCATCGATCTTCTTGCCACCCAGTCCTAGCATCTGGGCATATCGGCCCCATACTATAACACGTGCGTTTGGTTTAAGGGCGGCGTTCAGATCTGCTAGCGTTACGCTAACAAAACTGCCGCTACCGGCTTTGCGTCCTCTTTTTGTACTCATTTGTTTTTTTATTAGTTTTAAGTTGGTGCTCTAGGAGGGACTCGAACCCCCATGTATTGCTACATCAGATCCTAAGTCTGACGCGTCTGCCAATTTCGCCACTAGAGCATGTACCTATATTACATTTTTTTGGGACCTCGGTCAAATTAAAATTCAATTTTTTTTAATTAAAACGAATTTTTAATATTACTAGTGTATGTGATGTTTTGTTATATTCTATTTATTCATTATATAAGATACCGGTATTTAACCTATTACTTAACTTACTCATTATTTGGCATTTTTTCGTTAGCAAATACAGGGTTGCTTATTTGGCAAAATATCGTTAGCAAATCAGGAAGCGGAGGGATTCGAACCCTCGGTACATCGCTGTACGGCAGTTTAGTAAACTGCAGCCATAAACCGCTCGGCCACACTTCCATTAAAAATTAATTAATATTTCATTATTTGGCAAAATCTCATTAGCAAATACGTATATACATTATTTGGCAAAAAGTCATTCACAAATACAGGTTAATATAGCACACTCGTTATTTGGCGATTTCTCGTTCGCAAATGGGGCATTACACTGAGTTCTTTTTGTTTTGCTTCTATTTCAATATCATAGGGCTGGTCAGGTATAGACTGGACATAATCGCTGTGTGCGGTGTCCAGAGCATGCGCCCGGCCTTCTGAGTAGTGCTGGACTGGATCTATATTTGGCCAACTATCTCTAGTAAATTTAATAATTTCATCTAGAGTAAATTCATTATCAGGATTAATAGATAAGTGATGATAGTCTAATGTAATAGGCACATTTCTAAAGTGTTTACGTATATTACTAGGCTTCCAATACCCATGCTGCTCGTTCTCAAATACTATACGATTACGTACACTATTACTCATAATAGCTAATGATTCATTTACATAATTTACTACTTGTTCTCCTTTGGTTCCATTACTTATATGTATATTAATAGGACACTCAACACTTTCCGGTAGTCCTAGGTAGTCGAGTAGCTGGCCGTGATACTCTAGATTGGCTAGGCTCTTGCGGCGCGTCTCACTATTTGGCGAACTGATGCTCACAAATTGGCCGGGATGGATGGTCAATCTGCCGCCTAGCGTCCGATACTTGGTTAGAACCTGCCGGGCCGGGCTGCTCGCTTCTGCCATCCATTCCGAGCGCAAAGCTTCTCTCCATAGCTGACCCCAATGGTCATGATCAGCAAAAGGAATAAGATCACTACTAATTCTATATAGGAATATATTGTTTTTAATATTCCATTCTATTATTTTTGCAAGTAATTCAAAATTATGAGTAACTACTCCCCTCCATTTGGCTGGGGCCTCCGCCGGGTTCTTGTCGGCCCACCCTAGCTTCATGGTCTTGAAATTGTCGCCGATACTCAGATTAATGCAGCAATAGCCGGTTCTGTACATGTTTTAATGATATTCCATTATGGTCTATAATACAAGTAGATTCTTATAGATTTCCTATTATTCCACCAGATTACCCATAATTTAATTAGATTTTTAATTATTAAAATTGCTATTTAATACAAAAAGTATTAGGCCGGGCATAGGGTCTAATACAACCTATATAGAAAAACAATACAAAAGGTATTATTAATTAATTTAAATTATTATAATTGACTTTTTATTAAGCCGGGCTATTGCAATCTATACATTAATAACATCATGCTTATTAATACCGGATGATATTCTATACTTTCCCTTACGTTCCTATATATTCTTATACGTTTTGCTATGTTTCTTATCTTCTGCCTGCGTCTGCGCCTGTGCGGACACTGTAATTCGCTCACTTCTTCTCTCATTTTCTTCAGTAAGTGAGTGGTCATATATGTAGTTATACACCTAACATATTTTTACAATTATTTCAATTTCTATTATTTTTCGAAATTTTTTAAATATTTTTCTTGACTTTTAATTATATAAATGGCACTGATAGTTTTATATATTTAATCCATTTTTATTATACGTTCCTATATTCTATTATTCCTATATGTTCTAGTATGTATTTCTTATATATTCCCTATATGTCTTATCTATTCATTTCGGTTAGTTTTACTCTGTTAATCGGGTTCTTTTATCTATTCATCGGGAGGGTTTATATTCGGGTATAATCGGGTGTTTAATCGGGTAACGAACGGGCGAAAGGGGCATTTTGTAGCGTTCCTGCTACATATTTCGTATATATGTAGTACGTATTAAACAATATAAATGTGGAGCAGTGTGGGGAAGGGTGGGGCGGAGTGGGGAATACCTATCTTAAAGGTAAGGTATAGGTTAAAATAGGTATATTAACTGTATTTTAAAGTGCCCGGTTGTTATTTTAAATATCTAAACGTATACCCTCTATGATGTTTTCTTATACCTTTAAGGCATTTTATTACGCTTGCCTGATCCAAACCGAATGCCTTCCATTGAGTATTACCGTATAGAATTTTAACGTCGTTTCCATTCTTATCGGTAACTACTAATGCCTTGGATTGAATATGGTCTTTACCCGATTTAATCAGTCCTGTATTATAGGCATGCTGAACGTTTTGAGACCTAGTACACCATTCAAGGTTATTGATGTTATTATCGGTTTTGATTCCGTTAATATGGTTAACGCAGGGATTCTTTTTAGGGTTTGGAATAAAAGCTTCGGCTATTAACCTATGCAAGTAGAAAGATTTTTCTTTTCCGTTTAGGTATAGCATTACTTTCAAATAACCCATCCTATGTTTATGCGGCATTTTTAATTTTTTATTATCAATTCTTCTTATTATTCCTTGAATTGAAATTTCATAATTATTCTCATACCCCTTGATGGGTTTCCATGTCTCAGGGTTCATACGTATCACTTTTTGATAGGTTGTCCTTTGCCCATAGGGGTTGTAGGTTTGTATAATGAAAGCATTTTTTTTGTTGTTCTGGGTCGGTTAGGTCAAATGCGGCGCAGGGTATAATATGGTCAATATGCCATCCTTCAAGACCATGGTTCTCCCATGTCATCCCCTCTTTAAATAAGCTTTCTAAATGTTTCTTTACAGTTTCTACATCTGCGCCCATTAATTGCCATGAGGATTTTGATTTGTTTTTAATAAACTTCCTCATCCTTACCCTGATAATTTGTGCCAATTTTACATTAGGGTTACTATTATATCTATTGCCTACATATGCCCTGACCTTATCCCTATTATTCTTTTTATACGTTCTCTCTCTGAGCTTTGCCTTTTCTAGATTATTCTCTCTATAAATTTTATTTCTTATTGCACACTTAAGTTTTCCTTCTTCTGTGTGATACCTTTCACGCTTCTTTCGGTTTATCTCTTCCTTATTCTTCTCTCTATAGATTTTATTTCTAAGGCGATTTTTTTCTAAATCCTTCGTTGGCATAGACCAATAATAATTAAAAATGATTAAAAAGTCAATACTTCAAAAATTCATGGTTACTGAATAATGAATCATATCTTTTCATAGAGTCATCTATTAAATTAAGCGAATAATTTTCTCTATTGGGTAATCTAGTATTATACTGTATATCATTAATTCTATGTGCCTCATTAAAATTATAATGATAAAAACAAAAATCTTCAAATGGTGCCCAGTCTCTACCTAGAGTCTTTATAGACATAGTATGTATAGTTCTAAATGGCAATTGATTCTTGAGGTCTACATCAAAGCTAAAAGCTGATGTTCGGACAATGCTCTTGGGTGCGCAATAGTTTTCTTCATTAACGCATTCGTAATTACTTGTAGCTAACTTGTTTTGCGGTAACCCATCGAACCTATTCTTAAAATGGCGCTGTTTGAGAACAAAACAGTCGAGCTTTGCATTTATTAGATATTCTTTTAAATCTAAGTTTCTCCTACTGAAAACAAATTCATCTATATCTATATTAATTGCCCAATCATAGTTTAATCCAAAATTGTGCATGAAATCCAAAAATGCTTCTTTTTGTCCGTAAATGCTTCTTCCCTGATATATAAACTCCCAAGGCTTCATGGTTACTCTTCCGTTGAATTTATTAACAATATTATTGGTGATATTTACAACGTCATTATCCGTATAGTTTGAAGTTAAACCAGAAATGTCTATCCCGTACTTACTTTTACCATTTATCTTAATACTATTACTTAAAAAAGAATCATCTGAATTAGTATTATCGTATAGATATATATGGTCAACGCCTAAATTTAGATGGTATAATAACCATTCCTCTAGGAAGAACATATGTTCTCTAGGTAAGAAAACAGTAGTAAGTGAGATGCTAGTTGACATTTTTTAATTTATATAACTCGTTTTCTAGACGAATATACTCATCTTCTTTTTTGGTTAGTTTTAACGCCAAATCTGAAGTTGCACGTTCGCAAGTAGCTTCTATATCATAGCCGCCCCAATGCAGGGGATAGTTTGTATTTTTTTGATTTTTTAATACAGCATAATCATTTTTTAAAACCAGAATCTCGTCTCTTAAATCTTTAATAGTATCGGATTCAATTTCATTTAATCTATCAATTAGGTTGCTTATGGCATAGGCGACTTTTTTAAGGTCGTATTGTTCTGCTAGTGTTAGCGATGCAATTACGTCGGCGCTAAAACTATTTAAATACTCCACATTTTGAGTGTCATTCATATTTGGTAGTCAGGACTCTTCCTATATCTTTCCTTTTTAGCGGCTTTTCTCGCCGCTTTATATGCCTTTCTTTTCATTTTTGAATATTGGCGCGAAACCTTTTTAAGCGGGTCATATATAAAAAATAAAAGAATAATCATGCCAATCAGCATGAAAACCAATGCTAGATGCAAGGGTATCAAGTATGGATTTCCTAGTGCATTATGGTCGTACATAATTATAGATTATAAGGTTTATATATCTAAAAGTCAATAACATTTCCATGTTACCTTGCCAAATTGGTCTACTGTAGCAACATTTCCATTTTTATCTCGCAGGACGGTAGCAGTTTCGTTGACTTCTATGATAACGCAACCCTTTTCGAGTAGTATTTTAACTTTTTTAGCCCTCATTTTATTCAATCTTTTCGCCGGGTATCTTACCAATATCAAGAAACACACAATTAGGATGCTCATGGTTATAAGTGACTAGATCAATCCCGTAAATATTAAAAACATTATTAGACTTACTGGCGCAATAAACGTCCGATTCAGGATCTTGAATTTGTAGGGCGTGTATTAGTTCTATTACTTTCATAATCTTATTCTATATGCTTTAGGAGGAGGTGTCAAGGCTTAATCAGATTGATTATAATACCACCAAATACAATCACAAAAAGAGCAATTGTTACAAGTGTTATTTCTATAATGAGTTTAGTCTTTTTGTTCATGATTGTAGTCTTTCAATTCTGTTCATATCTTGTTTAATATTCTCAAAAGATGTACCATATTTTCTTTGTGGATAAAAAATAATCCAATCTTTCCATGTCAATTTCCTTCCAGTTGTCTCATGAACATGGAACACACCATTAAGCTTTCTGCCTAATTCAATTGCATCATTTTTATTTTCAAATTGTCTTTGATCCATACCATGAAGCAGTTGCCAACTACCACCATCGAGTGGCATTGGAATACAGTATTCAACTTGGTATAGAATATTCATTTATGGTGCTTGGTTATGCCATTCAGCATCACTATATCCTTCTTTATAGGATTCTTTCTTAATCTCTTCAATCCTTTCATTAAAGACATTCAAAAGATAATCAATAAAAAGCTTTGCTGACTCTTCTACATATCCTTCAAACTTTAATTTGTCTCCATTAAGATCCAATTTACCCATATCATTACCTTCTTTGTTAAGGGTAATAGTGTATTTGTTAATAGGTTCAAAAAGAGTTGGAGCATTATCAGTACAAGTAACTTTATCCCAATTAGATGTATCAATTGTTAGTTCTTCTTCTTTAACTACAGATTGCTTTTTACCATACTTCCTTTCATAATCACAGTAATCACAATACAATTGAGGAAAAGGCATCATCTGTCCATGCTCATTATAAGTTGCTGTGGTATCAAAATTATTACCACACTCCTTACACTTCAAAACTATTACTTGTGTTACCATATTAATTAAAATAATTCTGTGCTCCAAACAAACTATAAACCCAATGATAATATGGTACACTATGTTTTACAAGCCAAAATACTGAACCAAATATAAATGGAACAAACAGAGCTATAGCTACAAAGATTGCAATAACCTTTAAAGTAACTTCAAATGCTATTTTCAGATCACTGTTCATTTTGTTTTAAAAGCTTTGGATTCTCAAAGATATTACCAACTACTACACAGTCTGTACTAGTGATTCGAGGAAGTGAAACAGGATAAGAATACCAACCTGACCAATCATATCCATCAATCTTAGAAACCCATTTAACTTCACCAAATATCTCATTGCCATTCCATTGTTTTTCAGAAAGAATATCTCCTTCATAGATCTCTTTTCCATTCTTATCCTTCATTCCAGTATATTGCTGAACAGTAATGTTTCTAATACCAGATACAAGAACATCTCCACCTTCCTTTTGTCTTTCATAGCAATAGACAGTACCATTCCAACATGAAATATGTGGATCAGCATTAAAGTTTTCAATAAACTTTTTTAGATTATGATCCCAAACTCTGAATTTGAATATCCTATTTTGTGTGTTTATTATATCCATAATTTTCTGTTTTCTTATGACATATAATACATAATGTTTTTCCGTTTGTCAAGTCCCATAATTTTTTACAATTTTTTGCATCGTTAATAGAGTTTATATTATTTTCCCTACAAAGTTTTGAAAAAGGGTATATATGATGTGCTTGTAAATTACCACCCTTATCATCCCCACATTCTTGACATGTAAAATTGTCTCTCTTAAAAATGGCTAAAACCCAATCTCTATAAATTTTGTTTGCCCTAATTAAAGAATGTAATTTACATTTACCATGTTTAAATGCAGACGCTTTTTCTTTTGTACAATTAACAGATCTCCATTTCCCATAACAAATTTTATTACAAAATATTCCTTGTTCACTAGGTTTTCTTAACGGTAGATAATTTTTGCAATATTTACATTTTAAATGTGTATATTTTTTTATATTACTACAACTATTATATCTTAAATGATTTGATAATGATTTTTTATTTTTTAATTCACAAAAACAAATATGACATTTATAATTTAACACATATATACTTACACAAATTTCAATTAATTTCTCTTTTCATATTACTTTCTTATATTAAAGACTCTTCTCTGTCCAATTTGATACAAGAGTTTCGAAAAATTTAGTATCCTTCTTTTCTGCTGCATCAAATACTGCTGAATCTACCCTACCACAAAAGGCAACATAAAAGAGAAGCTCATAGAGTTCTTTATTATTCATAGTCTTGCTTTCATTTTTCATACCTTCAGTATATAGGAATTTTTAGGACTCTTCAAGCTTCTTCTTTTCCAAAGAACTTCAGACCCTTGAGTTCTGCTAAAGATTTTGCTGCTCCTTGTACCATTAGAGTATTATAGTGTTCATCTTCAGCCTTTCCTAACCTGAGATAAAGAGTTTGGAATAGAGTTGCCAATCGAATAGCTTCATCTCTTTGTTCCTTGACTCTCTTCATCTCATCCCTCTCCTTAAGATACTTCAAACAGATTTGAGGAACAAACCTACCAAGATCCTCTACTTCAGTATTCAAGTTAATATAATCAGAGACTTCATTCCACTGATTCATAACCTTTAGAGCTTCTTCTTTCCATTGTCTCAACTCATTATTCACATCTCTCAGATCATTTATAATCCTCTCATCCTCTTGAGTTTTGACCCACAGAGCATCTCTTTCCAGCTTTACTTCTTCTAGCTCTTCAGCAGCATCCCTCAATTGACTGATCTCCCTAAATATATCAAACTCGAATTCCTTCTCTTCAATATCATCATTCATATTCTTTATAGTCTCTGCTCCTCTGAGGATTTGATTTATCTTATCTTGGTATCCAATCATATTAAAGATGCTTAAAACAAATTACTTCACCAGAGATCAGATAATAGACATAGAGTGCTGCAATAGTTGCAATGACTGTATAAAAAAGGTTCTTAAGTTGTTTCATAATCTTATTCTATATGCTTTAGGGGGAGGTGTCAAGCTCTTTTATAACCAGCTTTTTCTATAATTAGATTTAACTTTGCAACAGCTAGTTTTGATTCTTTACACCAATTCTGATTGATTTCATCACTCATAGTATCTGCCAAAGTAATAGCTTCATTTAAAAGATTTCTTGTTTCATTCAATTCAATCTCTAAATCTTGAGCAAATACAACTTCATCATCCCATGTAATATTTGTTCTATTAAAAAAAGCATCTGTTCTAGGAGTTTTGTTATTAATCAAATCCATAGCAACTTTATTATAATGCTCCTTCTCTTCTTCTGTTAAATTAGGTCTGTTGGTCATATTCTTTTGTTCAAGCATAGTGTTTGTTTCATCCTTATTGACTAATCCAGCTTTAAATAAAACATCAAACCATTCGTCAGCCAGTGGTTTGATTAGTTTATTAAAATCTTCTTCATTCATATTATTATATTCTATATGCTTTAGGAGGAAGTGTCAAGCTTTTCTTCTTTTGAAACAGGTGTAATAGCACTCTGAACAATCTCTGGAAACTCTCTAAGAATAGGAATCAGTACTTTTGGTATAGGTGTGTTCTCTACAATAACTTTTACAAGCACTTCATGTTTGCTTCTCCAATAAGATGCATTTTCAGAATATTTATGAGCAGTTTCTTCCCAATCTTTCTTTAGTTTTTTCCACTGATTAACAGCATCTCTCAGATCATTAATCTCCCTCTCATCCTCTTGAGTTTTGACCCACAGTGCATCTCTTTCTAGTTCTACTTTTTCTAGTCTGTCTTCAAACCACTCGAGTCTAAACTCTGGGTCATCATAGTCATAAGGGCAATTCTTTTTATTAGTATCCCACCTACGAGTGCCTTTATAGTCAGCAGGGAGCTGCTTTTCTGGTTCTAGTGGTTCTGGCTCTTTATTCATAATCTTATTCTATATGCTTTAGGAGGAGGTGTCAAGAGAATCTTCAGCAACTGTTGGGACAAAGTCTTTAGGAATGTTATCTTCTAGCCACTTTTCTGGTCTCTCTGTAAACTTTGCCTCTTCTTCTAATACAGTATAATAAGCACATTCCAATCCAATAAGCATACCATACATATACTCATTGCAGTTGTAGTTGCCATTCTGCTTTTGAATGTCAATTAGATTTTTTATCTTTTCTGCTGCTTCTTTCATAATCTTATTCTATATGCTTTAGGAGGAGGTGTCAATTAATTTCTCAGAATTGTTGAAAAGCCTTCCTGCATTCCATATCCTCCTGTTGATGGAGCAGTTGGAGGCCACCACACCCTTACTGATGCTGCTGTAGAGGCTGTTGATGAATTGATGAGCATAATTGATACTCCAAACTTTGCATCCCTTAAAGGAACAACAACACCTAGTTCATTGACATAAATTGTTGACATAGAGGGTGTAGTACCACTAGGAAAAGCAATACCATAAATCGGGCTAGATGTTGAATCGGATGCGGTGCATTTTAGGTCAAGAGTAACCTCGCCTAAAATACCTACGGCTTCTGTTCTTTTTACTGTATCTCTAACCATATTAAGGCTAACTGGTATCAATCCAATCATGGGAATAATACAGAATGCCAAAATACCGATAGCTATAACAACTTCTACTAAAGAGAAACCAGATTTATTTTTCATTAAGCTCTTTTAGCATGGGTTCAATATGCTTGTCCCAAAGTTTAATCCATTCTTCTCTGTCATCAACGGCCCATCTTTCGGTGTCAAAAACCAGATAGTATCCGGCGCCGTTATCCATTGTCTTCAAATTCAAATATTGATATTCGTGCCCACTTCGGCCGCAAGTATCCTCTTCTTGAGAGAGTTGCTTGGTGTATTCAGTTACGGTTATTAGCTCTTTATTCATTGTGTCCTTTTTAAAAGTACCGATTTTTAGAATTGTAACCTTTTTAGAAGGACAGGTCAAGATTTTTCGAAAGTTTTATTTTTTATTTACTATAATTTCGTAGTATTCTCTCATTTTGTTTTTATTTTCTTTTCCACCATTAAAATGCCATAAAATGGTTTGTTTTATTCCGTATCCGGGAGTATAAATAAGCTTATTTGAGATCCATTTTATAATGCCATTTTTTTGATATATTTTAAATGTTAGTATCTGATCGTCTATATGCAATAAATCTTTTATTTTGAAAACATCGTCTTCTTCATTAGTGTCCTTAAATAT